GGTGCGCGATGGAGTTGTTCCTGACGAACTGATCAAACGAACTTCCGAGTCTATCGTCATCGTCCACTAAGAACCCACCACCACCGCGCGGAATTGTCCGCGCGGTTTTCCATTTTCAGCATTTGAACAGGATTGAAACCATGAAATTATTGTCCCCAGCATCGGCGAACACGAAGACACGCAAGAGCGCGGAGAAGGCGCGGGAATATCGGATTGTCTCATTGATGTTAGCACCAGCCGACAGCGCCAATGGGAAGACCGTTTGTAGTCACTCGACAAGCGCTTGCGAACGTCTTTGTGTCGGAGGCGACGGAATTGGGCTTGCGCAGGTATTTCAGACAATAGGCCAAAGCCGGCGTGACAAGGTAAATTGGCTGCATGCAGACCGCGCAGCATTCATGAAGCAACTTGAGACCGAACTGGAAACGGAACAACGTCTGGCAGATCGAGACGGGACTACGCTTGTCGCTCGTTTGAATTGTTTTAGTGACCTGAATTGGTTTTCCCTGATTCGTCGTTTTCCGTCCATGGTCGCCTATGATTACACTAAAAACCTACAGCGCATCACATCACCCGACAAGCCTGAAAACTATTGGCTGACCGGGAGCTTCACAGAGAACAAAGCAAACCAACGGGAATGCATTGAACTCTTGCGTAGGGGTGAGAATATCGCGATTGCGTTTGCTGATCTCAATGGCCATTTTGTAGGCAATCGGGCCCTGAATCAGAGAATACCGAAGACGTGGACGCTTGACGGAACCGAGTTCAACGTGCTGGACGGCGACGACTCGGACTTGAGAATGCTAGACAGACGCGCCAAGCCCGGAAAGCCCGGATATATCGTGGCTCTTCGCCTCAAGAGCGGGACATCGGAACAACGTCGGGAGTCTATTGAATCCGGATTTTGCCAGATTATTGAGTGATACGACCTGAAGACGGAAACGCCGAGCACATTGTGCTCGGCGTTTTTTTGTGCGCCGGATGGCTGCAGCCTCGACTGTGATCCGGATGTCTGCAGCGCATCGAATTCGAACTATCGACGAAATCGTAGGGGCGGCGAAGGGGGCATTAACGATGTCACTCAACTACTCCAAAAATAAAAAACAAATTTGCGTTCCATTTCTCCAACATTTCGTCTACACTTCTACTTCCATCAACAAGGATCCCATCATGTCCATCAAGCCAATGGTCCAGTCTCACGAGTTCTACGAAAAGATCTCCCCGCTCTTTGGGAGTCTTCCGCCGCACATTACGAAGATGTCAATCTATTTGGACTTTGCCTCTGTTCTTCCGGTTGTCATCAAGGCCGAGTTCTTCTGTGACATCGCGGAGAACGGCGATTTCATCAGTGATAAGCAGGAGACAGCGTTCTTCAAGTTAGTGAGGGAAGAATGAAGCAAATATTACTGACTCGCCTCGAAGCCGAATGGCTCTTAAAGAAAACTTTGGACCGCAAGTCCGAGGTTTTATGCGATGACAACCGTCCGGAGTATTACGATCGTGAACTGATTGCGTTTTTTGACAGTATTATCAGCAAGCTATGTGCATCGATAGAAATTCCATGACCCAAACAAACCCCGGTTCCCCCGCAGCAATCGCGGCAGGTTGTCTCTGCCCGATCTCGATGAACAACCAGGGCAACGGCGTATCGACGAACACGCCGAATCTGCGTCGGTTCATTCATGCGAACGCATGTCCGTTGCATGGCGTTTACATTCCGCAAAACACCACCATCACAATCGACAGTTCAGGAGTCCAGCGATGATCCGTAATTCCATTCTTACCTTGCTCATGATCGCCACAAGCCGAATAGCAACTGCCGGCGAATCAGCGAGTGACCGGCATTTTGCGGCGATGGAGGCGAGGGTTTCTGTGCCAGTGGCAGAGAAACAAGAACCGCCACAGCCAGCGAAGCCTCCCATCAGGAAGATCACAAAGAAGCCGACGCCACGAGAGTTGCACCTTGCGGATCAGGCCCGTCACCTCGCGCAGCGAGTCGCCCCACCGAAGGTGACCTTCGACGGTGTTTACTACTGGAACGAGGCGGGAGAGTGTGTTGGGATGCGAACGCGGTGTAAGGCGTGTAGAATCGGGCGTTAGTTCAACAGGTTTCACAGCGTCGTGAAACACAACAACCATTAGCCGAAGGATCACAAATGTCGAAGCAGTTTCGTTTCAGGATTAACGTCGAGTGTGACGTTCAGAACGCGGATTCCGAGTCGATTGCACGGACAGCAGCATTTGCACTGCTGACTCAGATGCAGTCGGAGAAGAAGCGGGGTCGTCCGTCCTCGGACGTGAAGGCGACGATTACGGGGGTAAGCATTGAGGATCAGGAGAAAACAAAGCCTGCACTTCAGGAAATTTGCAGTCGAATCGCGAAGACAATCGACGTAACCGAACGCGACCAGTAAGTCTCTCCCCGAAAGCAGTCAGCGATTCCCCCGAGTCGCTGGCTGCTTGTTTTGTTTGAAGGCCGAAAATGAGATCATCCCGAGCCTCCCACACTCACGTTCGACACAAGATCGAGCAGATCACGAACGACACGGAGCAGATCAACCAGATTCTGGTGAACCACGCTCCGGATATCATCGACCTGCTGACCGAGACTCACTCGCTCCGTCAGGTGGCTCGTCGTGTGAAGAGATCACCGACATATTTAAGTCAGGTGAAGAACGGGAAGCAGAGGATCTCGTGGGAGACGTATTGCCTGTTGGTGATGTTGCTTGAAGAGGGCGAGAACTCTGATAAAATGAAATCATCGTCGCGTGCAAGGTGACAACGAAACATCCGGGTTAAACCCTGGACTAAAACCGTCGATGAGCTGCTTGCACCAGTTTGTCGGCGGTTTTTTTGTGGAGATTGGTGATGGAAACTTCGGAACTAAGGCAGAGAATCCTTTCAATCGTAGAGTATGACTACGAGACAGGATTATTCAGGAGACTTGTTGCGTCGAAGGGGTGCAGCCTTAAAATCGGATGGACAAAAGGATCGTTGAGTTATCGAGGCTACCGAAAGATGAACCTGCTGAAGAAGTCTTATGAGCTTCATCGAATCGCGTGGCTCATTCATTACGGGGATTGGCCGAAGAAAAACATCGACCACATCAACGGAGACAAGTCCGACAACCGAATCTGCAATCTGAGAGATGCGACAGTCGCTGAGAACGCCAGAAACATGAGCAAGAGTAGGGCGAACACTTCAGGTCACGTTGGAGTGAGATATTACGAAAAAATCAGGAAATGGCGTGCTGAAATAAAGGTGAATTACAAGAATATTTCCATAGGCCACTTCAGCACAAAAGAGGAAGCCATTGAAGCAAGAAAGTCTGCTGAAATTGCTCATGGGTTTCATCCTAACCACGGCAGGCAAAAACAGAAATGAAGCTCTCAGATCCACAATACAGAGTTTTGGTAACAGAGGCAGAGTGGACCTGCTATGGCGGAGCTGCGGGCTCGGGAAAGTCACATATTGTCACACTTGACATGCTCAGGCACTGTCAGGGTCCGCATGCGAACCCGATGTTTCGCGGTTTGATCATGCGCCGTACATACCCACAGTTAACGAAGTCTGGCGCACTTTTGGATCACTGCAGGACGATGTACGCACCATACGGCGCGATTTACAATCACACTCGCAACGAGTTTGAATTCCCGTGCGGGGCTAAGATTGCATTGGGATCCTGCCAGTTTGAGAAGAACCTCGAGGACTATCAGGGAGCCCAGCTTGACGCATTGGCAATTGACGAGGCGACACAGTGGCCGCTGAAGTTCGTGCAGTACCTCTGGGGTCGCGCGAGAAGCAAGTCCGGGATCAAGCCGAGAATGAAGCTCAGCATGAACCCGGATAATGATTCTTGGTTGTACAGATTCCTGTATTGGTGGCTGAATCCAGAGACAGGGTTGCCGATCCCCGAGCGATCAGGAGTCATTCGGCACTTCAGGTACGTCGAACCGGATTTTCACTGGTACGACGAACCTCAGTATGAGATCAACGAAGAGACGGGCGAGAACGAGTGTGTTACGACATCAGCGACATTCATCGGCGCGACGCTGCGAGACAACACGCACCTGATGCAGTCAGACCCTGCCTACCGTCAACGACTCGAGCAAATGTCGGATGACGACAGGGATCGTTTCTTGAACGGCTGCTGGCTCGCCTCCTCAAAGACTGGTGCCGAGTGGGACAGAGAGCTCTTTACAAATCTCTACATCCCGCTGGAAAAGTTCCCCATCCCGAAACACGCCAACGACATTGTCCGAATGTTCTGCGTCGACCCAAGCAAGGGGCGCTCCGTCAAGAAGGGGGATTATTCGGCAATTGTTTGCATGGCACAAACGTCAGAACTGGCGTATGTCGATGCGGACTTAAAACGACGATCGCCGTCGGAGATCATCGAGGACTTATTCCTGTTCTGCGATCAGGATCACCACCGGATCAGATCAGGCGACCTGATTGGGATTGAATCGACGCAGTTTCAGAGTATTTTTCGCGACTTGATCATGAACTACGCGGCGAATCATCGGGATTATGCGTTGTCGAAATACCTCATGTCTGGAGGGATAATTATCCCGGTCGAGGACATGCTGAAGAAGGAAATGAGGATCCGGAGAGGCCTGGATAAACGACTGACGCAGCGAGAGTTCCGGTTCCTTGAGAATCCGGGGACGACGCTTCTGCTGCAGCAGATTAAGCAGTTCGACGGCATCCCGGGCGTCGGGAAACACGACGACGGGCCGGATGCATTGGCGATGTGTACTCAGTTGCCGCGATATGAGCAGGAATACTGGGAAAATCTGAGGAAGGAGAAGTGACGTGAGTAAACGAGGATGCAATTCATGCCGAGAGAAATCAGATCCGGTCGGTGCTGCGATTCAGACGATCTCGATGGTCGTCGACCAATCGTTTCAGCAGAACGCGAACGTAGGAATTTACCGGCGTGCAGTGAGATCGACGTTTTGGTGGTGGAGGTTTCTTCGATGATCGCGAAATACCAGTATTCGGCGACCGTCATTTCGATTTACGACGGCGACACGATCACTGTGATGGTCGACCTTGGGTTTGGGTCGCACACGAAGCAGAAACTGAGACTGGCGCGGATCAACACACCGGAAGTCAGAGGACCGCAGCGAGAACAGGGGATTGCGGCGAGGGACTATTTGATCGCCCTGATGCCGGCGGGATCTGAAATCGACGTGAGGACGATCAAGGACAGCCAGGAGAAGTACGGCAGATATCTGGCGGAAGTTTTCAAGGGCGATATTTGCGTGAATGACCTGCTCGTTCAGGCCGGAATGGCGGCATACAAGTCGTACTAAGATTGTTTCGGCGTGTTTTCCTGTGTAATCTGCTGTCGAGGAGACATCAGATGGCATATGCGAACGGTTTACCGACGAGTTGGGTGATTGAGAACGAGAAACTGGCAATCGAGGCTACGAAGGCTGCTGCGCGGATCTTCGAAGAACTTGGAGTCAGTTGCGGCGGAGTGAATGCTAACGGCGATCAGCTTCCGTTCGGTGGCGACGAGCCGTTCGAGAACATTCAGGATGTCCGAGAGGCAATTGTTCTCGGGGATCAGCTTGGCAGGTTGCCCTGGGGGACAAATGCGAAGGACAATCGCAGTTATTACATCGCTGATACAGGGCACGCAATCACGGTAAAGCCGAGGGACGAGAATCAGCCGAACTCTGATGCGGTGAAGCGGATTGAGGCGTTCATTGAGCTGTGGACGGCTGAGAATCAGTGGCAAATGCGGCAGTCGGAAGTCAGTCAACGGTGCGATCGGCACGGTGAGGTGTTCGACCTGCTGAGTTACGACGACGACGGGATGGTCCGGGTTTACTTTGGCGAGCCACAGGATCTCGACGACGACCCGAAGAGCAGTTTCGTGGATCCGGACGACGCTTCGAAGGAATACTTTGATTCGCTGGGCGTCCGGAAGACAAATGATCTCCGCGCTCAGCCGGTCGCGTACTTCCTGAAGGATGTTTGGTATCCGGACCTGCGATTCGTCACGAAGATGACAAAGGACGGTAGTCTTGCGAATTACCGGGGCGACACGATTCCGCAGATGGAAGAATCTCAGGATCGGATTCTGGTTCAGCATCGCAAGAGAAACGTGTTGTCGGCGGATCCCCGGGGGCTCACTCTTTACTGGCCGGTACGCGAAGAACTGATCTTCGCGAAGAAGTTGCTGGCGAATCTGATGCGAACGAGTTCGTTTCAGGCGGCGTTCGGTGCGATCCGGACAATCATGGGAAATCCGTCGAGCGATTCGGTCAAGAGTTACCTGAATACGCAGCAAAATGGCGGCGCGAGCAGCGGGCAATCAGAAACATACGACTTTCCGTCGGCAGCGGTTGTCACAATTCCGTCGCAGATCAAGTACGAGTTTCCGGAGACAGGCGCCGGTAACAGTAACCACATAGAAACTCTGGTATCGCTGCTTCGGTCGTGCGCTGCGGGCATGAAACTGCCGGAGTTCATGCTGACGGCAAACGTCAGCGAGGGGAATTTCGCCTCGACGCTGGTTTCGGAGGGGCCGTTCCACAAGTCGATGCGGTTCGAGCAGTCTCTTATGGTGCAGGAAGACCTGCGGATTCTGAAGCAGGCTCTGTGGTACGCTGCGGAGTCGGGACAGCATGACATCACAACGGCTGACGTGCTGCAGGTTGTGCTGGAGATCAAGCCGCCACGAGTTCAGACGAGAAACCGCCAGGAAGATCACGAGGTGATGAAAGACTGGTGGGATCGTGGCCTGCTGGGGAATAAGACGGTTCTGGCTCCGGAAGGGCTGGAATCGGTGGCCGAGAATGCTCAGCGGAAGTCAGAACTGGTAACGGAGCTTCCGTTGCCGGCGGGATCGCCGCAATCGCCGCAGAACATGGGCACTCCGGGTCCAGTTGCGGGCAATAAAGCCGATCCGATGAAAGAAAAGGGTGTTTCGAAGAAAGATCCGACTCGAAACGCTTAAATTCGGTTGCACAGCACTTGTCAAGTTCGTACAAAATGACTTATTGTCAATTTGGCGATTTGACAAAAGGAGTTTGCCATGGGATGTGGCTGCGGAAATAAGAAGAAACCGAAGGGCGGCAAAGGCGGAACCAAATGAGTGACATCCTCGTAACAGAAGATGCGTTCGAAGCCATTGCTGAAGATCGAATTGACCGAGAGCGGGGAATTATCCGTGGGGTTAAGTTGCTGGGGTTGAGAAGCCTCAACAAACGCAACTACGATACACCCGGAGTCCAGAAGTCAGCGATGAAACTGCTGCCGGGAACGTCGATTTACATCGACCACCCTCCGACAGCAACGACGAATCGCTCTTATCGGGACAAATTCGCTGTTGTTGGCCAGAAGGTTGAGTACCGTCCCGGCGAAGGCTACTTCGGGGACGTGCATTTTAACCCGAAACATGCTGTTGCAGAACAGTTCTTGTGGGATGTTGTTAACGCTCCGAAGTCGTTGGGGATGTCGATCAATTCCTCAATCAAGTCCGGAAAAGTCGGTTCCGACGGGGACGTGATTGTCGAATCCATCGAGGTTCTCCGGTCTGTCGACATTGTTACGAAGCCGGCAACAACTGCTGGCATTTTCGAATCAGAGGAAGAAGAGATCATGGACCTGAAGACACTCCGCGACAAGCATCCGGAATTAGTGAAGTCAATTCTCGAAGAATCACAGGCGACTGACGCGACCGAAGCCGCGCTCGCCCAGGCGAAGAAAGAGAAGGACGAGTTGAAAGCTCGTCTAGACGCACTGGAAGCCGAACGAGCGACTGAGAAGTTGCGAGGCGAAGTGTCTGCCGAGTTCACGAAGGTCTTCGAAGGCGTGACCATCGAAGCTGACCTGATGAAAGAAATCGTCGAGTGCGCCTGCGAAATGCAGGAAGGGGCTCGCAAGAAATTTGGTTCGGTTCTGTCCAAGATCAGCCCGATGCTGATCGATGACAATCCGGAAGACACAGAGGAAACCCCTGTCAAGGAAGAGGAAGAGCAGGCGAAGAAGCCAGCTTACCGTCCGACGCCAGGGAACAAGGCTGGTTACAAGAAGGGTTCTTTGCTTGAAGAACTCGGCCTGAAGAAGTAATCACTGACCGTTTCGGTTCGTTTGTTTGAAAAGGGCGAGACATGCCACGCTGTTTGAATGTAATGCACCAGTACGGTCAGGTTCCTGCGGTCACTGACATCCGTCACATGACTCCGCCTGACACTCTGGTTGATATGTGTCCTGGCGACTTCCTCGGAAGCGACAGTGCGACTGGAATCCTGAAGGCGGCTCTGATCCAGACGGATCAGGCATGGGACACAAACTTGGCAACCACGCAGACTGCTGCGAAAGCCAAGTTTCAGGGTGTGAACCTGCAGGAAATCGATTCCGACGACGGTGTCTGCAACGACGCTCCGGATTGCATCCCGTTCGCACTTTATCGCGAAGGGTCAACCTTTCAGCGAGCTTACAAGATCGTCGATGTTGACGGGGCTGCTGCTCCGACGACCTGGACTCGCGGCCAAGGGTTCACGTTCGGCAAAGTTGCCGGATCGAATCTCTTGAGCAACGACACGATCCAGAAGACCGATACTGCCGGCCTGAAAGTGTTTCAGGCAGTGAATGACAGCGGAGCCGAAAGCCAGGCTTACGCTCTCGTCGAATTCAAGTCGTAATTTGTGTGGTGATTCCAAGGTTCAGACAAGGACAGTAAAATGGCGAATCGCCAACTCACGAAAAAGGTTGTTGACGCTTACAAGAAGCACGGCGAGCAGGTCTTCGAAGAGTTCGACGAGGCTCTTGAGTCAAAGCAGGTCAAGCCTTTCGACATCGACTTGAACTACTGCGTTGAGCAGGATTTCGGGCCAAACTTCAAAGAGAAGATCCTGAACATGGATGCTGATGCGATGGAAGCCATCGTGACCAGCGGCACGTTCAACAAGATGGTTCAGCGAACCATCCGCTACTCGCTGCAGGAAAACCCTCGTGAAGAGTACAAGCTCTCAGCGATTACTCCTGTCGAGACTCGTGGTGAGTGCGAAGAGTCGTTCAAGGACTGGGGTGTCTTCAGCGACATGAAGGCCCACGAGTTGTGCGAACTTGAAGCCAGCCCGCTGTACGGTGTTGCCAGTGATTATCTGGAGCATCCGAACGGCAAGACTGTTGGTCTGGGCCTTGCGTTCACTCGTGAAGCACTCTGCAAAGATCCGAATGGATTCGCATTGCAGCAGGTTCCGAAGATCGCTGACGCTCACAACCTGTACCGCGAAGAAAAGTTGGTTGACGCTCTGATCGGCTACAACGTGACCTACGATCGCAGCGGAACTCTGTACGACATCTTCTACGAAGATGGCGCGACAGGCACTCCGTTCGACGACGGTTCAGGTGGACCTTGGATCAACGCAGCTTCACTGACTTTGACCTGCGGCGAAGACCTGCAGACTGTCAAGAACCTGTTCTACGACATGACGGACTTGGTTCACGGTCGCCCGATGTCGGTCGACGTGACGAATCTGAACGTGTTCACGAGTCAGCGAACTCGAGACCGGATTCTGCCATTGCTGAACGCGACCAGCGTTGAGCGAGAATCAACCTGCCCGGGATCAGGCGACCTGACTCACTTCTTCATGACTCCGGAAGTCGCCAATGGGATGACTTTCGCTCCTGTCGAATATCAGCGACTGACTTCTGCAATCGCGGCTCGGTACAGCTTGACGCTGGCTCAGGCTCGTGAATGGATCTTCTTCGGCAAGATTCCTGAGTTCATGGCGTGGGTCTTCCAGATCCGCCCGACGGTCACACGACTGAACCTGAGCGAAGAGTCTCAACGTCGTCGAATCGTGGCTCAGTACGACAGCATCAGCAAGGGATACGCTTACATCAAGGAGCCACAAAAGGCTGTTTGGCTGACCGGCGATTCCAGCGAATCAACATAGTCTGCGGTGAGCAGATGACGCATCGAAGAGCGACGGCGAGTGATCGTCGCCGCTCTTTTTGTTTCCAGTTCCTGAAGGAAGGTGTAGAATGGCAAGTAGCACGATGTGGGCTGTTCGTTGTCCTGGCGGGCCAACGAAGGTTGTGAAGTCGAAGAAACCGATCAGCGAGAACACGGTCAAGGAAGCTTACCTTGAGTCGTTCTCAAAGATTCGGACGGAAGTCGACAAGGACAAAGAGTTGAAGTGGCCAATCCTGAAACCGATTGACGAGACGGAATTCCAGAAGGAATTTGCACAGGTTTGTGCCCCGTCTCCGAGCAGTGGTCGGGAATGGCGAATCGTTGAAGTCTAAGGAGATCTACGGTGGCAAGCTGTCTTTCGTGTGAAGAGCTAGAGCAGAAGATCTGTGATCTTTCGGAAGAGATCACAGCAGCCTCCTGCACGGCATCGATCACGAAAGAGGGCGACACCTCCGAGGACAGAACTCCGGGACTGAAGGCCAAGATTGAGGTTCTGAAGACGTACAAGGATTTGTACGCTACGAAGAAGTGCGGCTCATCGAATGACTTGTTCGAGTTCATTCATGTGCCGTGCGTGACTCCGGTAAGCTGTATCGGTGATGTCTGCATTTCGACTCCGTTGATTCGGAGGAATCGCAGGTATCGCCGATGAGCGAGTCAGAATCTGAATCGTGTTGTCTTGAGATCCCGTGCGGATGCACGAGTTGGCTGACAGCATTCTGTGACTATGTTCCGCTGACTTTCGAGTATTGCGGAGAGACGACGCAGTTTCTGTCGGCCAGATCGAAGGGCGTGAAGTTCGAGGCGACGAACAATCACACGAACGTGCATATGAGTGATCGGATCTTCCGTGTGTCAACTCAGGAGAATCCGGTCGAGGTCGGCGCGGGAGCAGTGATTACGGATGCTGATGGTGCGGAGTGGGTCGTTTACGCGACTGAGTATCTGACATCGTTCTGTGTCTGGAAGTTGTGGGCTCGGTCGGTTGCGGCGTGTTTCCTGCTGACGGAGACGATCGATGTACTCGAAGAAGACTGTGAGGACTGCGACTGCAGTCAGGAAACGGTTTACCGGCGAGTTGCGAGAGTCAAGGGAAGCATCTACGCAGAGACAGGGCAGATTCAGTCGAGGAACGACGGGCGAGATCTGGTGTACCAATATTCCGGAGATCTGGTCAAGTGGCCTCTCAGTGACAAACCCTCGGCCAGACATCGACTGAAGACGAAGACAGGCTCTTATAAGATCACGAGGGTGTCGGATCAGGGGAAGTTTGTCCCGTTCAAAGTTGGATTGGAGAAGGAAAGTGCTGACTGCTCGGTACGAGGATCATAGCGATCGGGTGATCGAGATGCTGAACAGGAAGCTGACTGCTTCGATCAGGGCTGCAGCGGAACACTTGGCGGATGCTTACAAATACGGGCTGCAGTTGGATGAGTCTCCGGAGCATTCTCCTCCTAATCAGATACCTCATCGATACCTCGGTCACGCGAGAGACGGTTATGGTCCTGTAAACGGAGAAAATGAACCAAACAACACTCCACTTCAGGGATTCAGCGGGACTCAGACAGACTTTCTTGCAACTTACATTGACGGTGGAGCAGATGATGTTTTCGGGGTGGTTAATGGCTATGTGGGATTCCTTCCAAGTCACGTAACCAGAAGAGATCAGAACTACCTTCTTCAATGGGACCAAGGTACAATCCCGCGAAAGCTAGGCGTAAGGCGACCATGGGTCGATGAGATTTATGATCGCAATAAGGGTTACATAAAGGCCGATGCGAAAGCAGCCTTCGAAGGAACGAATTGATGAAGTACATTGTTTACGGCGCAGGATCTCCAATTGAGGTGGAAGCCTTGAGTCCGGAGATCGCTGAAGCCGTCGTGATCCGAGATCATGGAGTGGCACTTGAGAATTTGGTTGTCGTAAGGAAGTCAGATGTCATGTTGCATCGAAGACGCAGTTCTTGAAACCCTCCGGGGTTTGAATTGCACGACCATCAAGAGCGAGAATCACTTTCTGAATGAGAAGCGATGTTCGGATTGTCTTCCGTATGTCGTGGTCAAGATCGATACCCAGTCTGGGCTGCGGACATCGTCTGCAGTCCAGAAGAGTCACACGGTGGATCTGAAGGCTTACTTTTCTGACACGATGCAGAAGAAGGCTCAGGAATACCGTGCTCTGGTCGAGGACTGGCTGTTCGCAGCCGGCTGCGTGACTCTTGGGAGTTGCGGGTGTTTTTGCCAGCGAGGGAACGCAAGTTCATCGATTCGCAGTGGCACTGGTGGCGTAATCGTTTACAGTCTTGTTTTTCGTGGGACGTACAAGCAGTCGGAGTCTTCAGATTCCGTATCCGCGTCTGAATCTGTTTGATGGAGAGTTGAAATGCCATTTTCTGCTGGTGAACTGTGCTGCCCATCGGAAGCCTGCGTGTTGCTGGATACGACTGCTGCCGAGAGTTCTGCGTCGTGGGACACGATCCCGCACGTAACTCGCGTTTCATTCACGAAAACTTCTGCGGTCAAGAAGCTCGTCACGTCGTCAACCGGCGGCAATGAAAAGACAGCCTGCGGAACAGTGACCAGCGCTGGCAACCTTGCGATTGCCTGTCACGACGGGACTGCTCCGCTTCCGTTTGCGATCAACGGCATCTACCACATCATGTGGTCGGTGAACTGCGACAACATTCTGGAGTCACCGTCAGATCCGTACTACGAAGCGAACATTCGCATCGTGTCGGTTCCGGTTGACTTTGACATCGCTGGGAATTCTCCGGTGGTTTACAACTATGGGTTTGAAGTGGATGAGTGGCTGCACGAGCCAACGACACAAACTCAGGAAAATCAGTAATTGAGGAGTGAGGCATGATCTCAGTCGTTCTTGGCGGAACAACGATTGAGGTGAGGCCGAAGAGATTATTGAACTACGTTGAGAAGCTCGAGCACATCAAGTCTCGTCGCGACAAACCGTGGAATCTGATCTCCGGCTTCCCCAAGGATATGACCGAGGAGAATTACAAAATTCTCGTCGGGATAGCGATGAAACAGGTTTACTGCAATTCTTCAGCGGTTTCGATCGAGGAAGAATTGCAGTACGACCGATCGCTGGAAGGCTTTTTCTTCGACGTTTGGCGATGCAACAAGCGGAAGATCAAGACCGGCAAGGGACTGCGTGACGAGACGTGGGAGGAAGGGATCCAGCGAATCAAGGATCTCTGGGACCGCGCGACTCCGGAGGCACAGGCCCAGTTGAAACTGGCGTTGTTTGCGACGGACGAGTCGAACACGCTGGGAAACTCAGATGGCCCGAGCGAACAAAGCCAGACGCTGGGGCCACAAAATCCACAACCATCACCGTAGAGAAGAAAGCTCCGGTGGATGTGGTTGACGGAAATCGCTATAAGATGCTGGCGCTCGCAGTGACAAAGAACTCCGGGATCGGACTCCGGGAGGCAATGAGTCTGTCATTGGTTGAGGCTTATCTTGCGTTAGGAGCGACGATCAGTGGCTGACGGCGACGAATCACTGCTGGACGTGTTTGTCAACATTCGTCCGGATCCGAACTTTCAGGACATCATCCGCACGTCAGCGAATGAGGCAATTGCCGAGTACGCTCGCATCTTCTCCACAGCGTCCATCCCATCTCCAAGACTCGGCCCTCCGAATGTTAGTGGCGGCGGAACGGGAGGCGGAGGTGGGGGGAATGCTGGAGGCGGAGGAACTGGTGGCGGCGGTCGAGGAACGCTCGCCCAGGAATACCGTGACGCGGCCAGAGCCTTGGAAGATCTCCAGCGAAACCTGCGAACAGTCAGTCGAGAATCATCGCTGAGTGGGATTGTGCAGTTCGACGACGAGGTTAAGAGACTGCAGGACCAGTTGTCGGACTTGGTGCTGAATGTTCGCAGGCAGACTCAGGACAGAGACCTGCTTGGCATTCAGGCGAGCCTGCAGTACGTCGAACCATTGCGGCAGGAGATTCTGCGAGTCTTCCAAGACGTGTCGAATCAAAGGCCGCTGAAGGAGCAGTTTGATCTGGAAGTCGGTCGCGGGCGCGAGGCAATTAGCGAAGGCCGAATCACGAACAGGCTTGAGGCATCGCTGGTGCGTGGCTTGCCGTCTGCTGAGATTCGAAGAGCAATTGCGATTGTTCGGTCGGAGATTGAACTTGCTGAAGCTGATGTTCGCCGACTGTCTGCAGCGTTCAACGGGACTTCTGAAAGCGTCGAAAACCTTTCTAACGCGACACAGATTCTTGCCCTGAGAAATCAGGAACTGAAGGAGGTCTATCAGCAGGCCCAGCAAGTATCTCAGTCGATGAATACACTGAGCAACAATGCATACCAGTTGGGGCAAGCATTTGAGGACTTCTCTGTTGGATTCAGTCTCAATGGGTTTGCTGGTGGTATTCGCGGCGCTGCGAACAACCTCGCATTCCTGCTGAATGATATGTCAAGGCTTGAGTCGGTCCAGAAAGCACTTCCGGCTGGATGGGCCAAGCAGCTTCCATTGATCGCTGGTATTGGTTCAGCGCTGGCGATTGTTGTTCTGCCGAAAATCGTCGAGTGGCTCGAGTCGCTGAATGATATCGAAGGCAAATTCGCAGACATTTCGGAAGAGTTAAGAACGTCATTCGAGGACATTGAGTTTGACGTTAAGTTCAACACTGATAATGCCGCACTCGAGAGGGCGTTGGCGACATCCAGTTCAGTTCTGGACGTGCTAAGTCAGATTCGAGATCTTGATTTTGAGTCGAAGCAAAAAGGGAATGCGATCAAGGATTTGTTTGAGGGAATCAATCAGGGCACTCGATTCGAAGAGTCTGGATTGTCTCAGATAAACTCACTCGCAACTCAGTTTGAAAACGCGATTGCTGCACAAGACGCGATCCTTCAGGAAAAGGCAAGACGCCGCCGACAGCTTCGAAACGCTGACTTTCCGGTTCTGGAACCATTTACAGTTCTCGGTGAAGGATTTTCTGACTTAATCGGGTTTGGAACTGCTGAAGGAAATCTCGCATTAGTCAAAGAGTTGAAGACAACTCTTTTTACAATGCAGAGAGAAATAAACGCAGCCTCAGAAGAAGCACTGGGAGGACGAGGAACAGCAGAAACATTTGTGAGAGCCCAGAATTCAATAGCGACGTTCAGGAAGACGATCGCTGAGAATATTGGACTGCTTGATATGGCAGATGACAAAGCACTTGAGTCGTTCAATAACACAATCGGTGTTCTTGAAGAGGCTTTCAAGAAAAGTGAGGCGATCGCCAGAGAGCAGGAGAACATCATTAACAACAGCCTCGAAATCGCATTCGGCGCTGCTACGGTGAAGGTCCGCGAACTTCAGGATCAGCTTGATCTGTCGAGAGCAGTCGCACTGAAAGTAAATGTCGACTTCGATCTTGATCTTTTGGCGTTGGACGCTCAGATAAACGAAGGCCGAAGCATTCTTACGGATTCGATCAAGGCAATTCGGGATGCTGTTCCTGCGACACCAGAGAGAGAGGCCGGAATAAAAGTTCTCGAGGAGGAGTTCCGTGTTCGTTCGTTGCTTTCTGTTGAGCAACTACAATCGACTAATCTCAAGGAGCGTGAGAAGATCGAGGAACGAATCCTTGAGATAAAAGAACGTCAGCGACAGTCGGCGAAGTTCACGAACCTTGAAGAGTTTGCAAGAAGTCTGCAGATCAACGCATTGTCAGGATCGGACGAAGAGAAGCGTCGAAAGAAAAGGCTCGCGGACCTTCAGGACGAACGAAATCAGAATCTTGAAGACTTCAAGAGAATCACTGAGGCCCGCGACTTAATCGAGAATGGAAGGGCGTTCGGCGATGTGGCTACTCGACAAAGAACTCTGGAAGGAACAGGGACCGGATTCATGCCGTTCTTCCTTGAGATGGCTGCTAAGTATGCAGAGAATGCGATGGATCTGAAAAGAGCCGACGGAGGCCAAGCAAAGCCTGAAGAGATAAAGAACGCGATCTCAGAAGGAGTCAGAGAAGGTATGAAAGCCATCTCTGATGGTTTCGGAGGAAAGACTGTCGACGCGCTGGGTAAATTGAAGGGTGTAGCGGTGGCACAATGAGCATGTACAACGATTACGATTTTGATGTCATCGCAGTTGATCCGTCTGGATTCCTGAGTTACCAGTCTGGTAAGGCATCATCATCGCTGAAGTTTGTTATGTCCTGTGAGCATGCCGAGGAGTTCGCACTACGGCAGATGGGCAAATTCTGGACTTCCGCTGCGCCAAGTCCTGTGCTTCCTGTGCCGTTTCCATTCGACAACCTCACTGATCAGCCGCGAGGCTATGGGCGAATGAACCTTGTCGCAACAGGGTTTTCAATTGAGCCAGTGTCTGCCGCGTGCTTCGGCAACAATCTTAGCGCCCCGAGGGCTCCTGTTGGAGATCCTGCAGACATCGATACGATGGCTTTGTACTTCACTCCCTCTCCGGAACCAGAAGAGGAGCAGCCAGACAACTCCTGCTGCGAATGTATGGTGACTCTGACATACGAGGAGAATCCGTGTGACTGCTGCGGGTACGACCAGAATTCTTTGAGCCCAACGTATCGGCAGTGGGTCGCTAATGATGAGATCTTGCCGGGGACGTGCATTTCCGTTGAGAGAAATCCAGCCTACGAAATGCTGACGCTTCCGAACGGAAATCTAATCTGGAAAGATCTTCCATCATCGACAGAAGACGAGCAGATCGCAAGGCAGTTGAAATCTGATTCGTATGCGTACAAGATTATTCCAAAGGCTGACATCATCGTCAGTTGGCACAACGTCCCGGTCAGGAATATTTGTGCAATTGAAAACCACCTGAGAAACTTCAGGGGAACAGTAAACGACTTGGCATGGGGCGACGTGCTTCAGTGCGATGCGGCTCCAGTTGCTCCAACGGCATGCGGGTGTGGCCAGTACGAGCCAGAGACGATCATGTTCATCGACTATCAGGAAGACAGATCAAGGAGGACCGATGCGTTTGGCGGAAACTTCCTGAACTCTGGCGACCCTGCAAATAACATGAATACGACGACTCTCAAGCTGATCTTCAAGCAGAAGCGAATTGAGATACCCAATTCAGAGACATACTCTGACAGCAACGGCTGTCCTGACGATAATGACGAAGCCTATGGATGGAACCATCTGTTCTTCGACAGAAACACTGAAGACGACTCTCCTGGCGAATGGATGCGTGTCGCCGTTGACAACGCAACAGAAGATCCGCTCTTTCCGCTAAAATCATTCTCTGACATATTCTACCCAGTCCTATGACAACACCAAAGCGATGGACTCCCGGAGATCCGATCACCGCTGAACGCCTAAACGCGACGATCAGCGAATCTGTTCGTCCGCGCCGAGACATTTCACTTGGTAATGGGTCATCGCTGGTCAATGAAACTCTTGGGAACCAGTCGGCCACTGAGAGGCACCAGCAGATAAAACTGGTTGTCGCTGTGACGGACTTCGCGATTTCCGGGACTCCGACAGACATCGCAGCATGGCCCGACGACATTCCGTCCGGACTGGTTAAAGAAGTCCGACTGAACCGCAGGTCAGGAACTCATGGGCAAGACGACTCTAATAAATCCTTCCGCGCCTACGACGCTGTCGGCGGATTAAATGGAGGGATTTGCCAGACGGGGACAACCACAAACCCTGCCAGCGAGTCATCGACAACGGCAGCCAGCAAGTTGGCATGTGACGTTTTTTATGTCTTGTTCAATACAGCATCAAAGAGATGGGAAGTCATTGAGGCTGGCGGGCGCACCCATGAAATCTGGTTCACTATTGACGAGGTGCAGAGAGAACAGGAATGCGAAACAACCCTGATTGTCCGGCCAACTTACTACACAGGGGGATGCTCTACAGGGATTCCCGGCGAGGATCAGGACGGGCTGATCACTGTCACAGACCCATTCAGAACTCTGGAACAATACTCGGAAGAGTTTCTACTTGCTGCGACAGGACGTGCAACGTGGATGTATCCACGCACTGGCAACGGTTCCAGTAGTTCATCCGCTGAATCAACGAGCAGTTCTTCAGGTGGTGAGTGCGATCCAGTCTGGATCGTGGACATTATCTACGAAGCTGTAATATGTGCTTCGTCGAGTTCATCATCGAGTAGTTCGTCATCCAGCAGCAGTTCGTCCTCAAGTAGTTCGTCCTCAAGTAGTTCTGCATCCAGTTCTGCATCCAGTTCTGCATCCAGTTCTGCATCCAGTTCTGCATCCAGTTCTGCATCCAGTTCTGCATCCAGTTCTGCATCCAGTTCTGCATCCAGTTCTGCGTCCAGTTCTGCGTCAAGTTCTGCGTCAAGTTCTGCGTCAAGTTCTGCGTCAAGTTCTGCGTCAAGTTCTGCGTCTGCTTCTGCGTCTGCGTCTGCATCCGGAAGCAGTTCGTCATCCGGAAGCAGTTCTGCATCCAGTAGCAGTTCGTCATCCAGCAGTTCAGCATCCAGCAGTTCAGCATCCAGCAGTTCAGCATCTAGCAGTTCAGAATCTGATTCTGTGTCTGGTTCGGTGTCTGGTTCGGTGTCTGGTTCGGCGTCTGGTTCGGCGTCTGGTTCGGCGTCCAGCAGTAGTTCGGCGTCCAGTAGCAGTTCGTCATCCAGCAGTTCAGCATCCAGCAGTTCAGCATCCAGCAGTTCAGCATCCAGCAGTTCAGCATCCAGCAGTTCAGCATCCAGCAGTTCAGCATCCAGCAGTTCAGGATCTGATTCGGTGTCTGATTCGGTGTCTGGTTCGGTGTCTGGTTCGGTGTCTAGTTCGGTGTCTGGTTCGGAGTCCAGCAGTAGTTCGGCATCCAGCAGTAGTTCGGCATCCAGTTCGGCATCCGCATCCAGTTCGGCATCCGCATCCAGTTCGGCGTCTTCCGAATCCGGATCATCTGACTCATCGGCAAGTTGCAATCTTGTTTTGATAGACGTAACTTTCGACTCCGTGACGTGTTCGCTGGTAAAGACGTTCTGCAACCTGACTACAGGCGAAATAACAACAGGGTAGATGGATATGAGTTCGGGTTCGAGTTCATCATACTGCCATTGCTGCAACAACTGTATCTGTGGTCGTCCAGTGGGAGATATCTTGCGGGTGCTGTGGTCATCAGGAAACGGCACGCATGGCTCAGCAGCGAGAGAGTTTCTCATTTACTACGGAATGCACGATGAGCCTGGGATCACGTGTTCCCCATTCTCACCAGACCCATTCCCGGGTTACCGTGGGAGTGTTTCTGGGACGTTCCCATTGCCAATGGGCGGAACAAGAGGCGACACTCTGGAAGTGATTTTAGTGTGTCAATGCATCGGGTGTGAGTTTTGCATATATTATCGGTGGGTAAACGATGATGCTTATCCTACCTGGCAAGTGGTTCCTTACACCATTCTCACGTGTGACTGCCCTGCGGTCTTAGACGTGATCGGTGGTTTCACTGAAGGTAACTCTTGGGGGTATCAGGTCAGCGATGTCACTGTTTACGAGCTTGAAAGCAACTGTTTATGAGACGCCTTCTGCTTGTTCTGTTGATTCCAATTGTGTCGCAATTTGGAGTCCACTATTTCCGAATATTCGCTAAGGCAATTGGCGAGGCATCGGTCAACCAGTGGAAACAAGTGATGGTCGAAAACATTGAGAAGGAATTCCCTCGTGAGTGATTGCCAGTGCGAACTGACCGGATTTTGTAAGGTGCGAAACATCGCAATGAAGCGAACGCATCAAATGATTTGCCGGGAGAATAAGCATCGCATGGACGCAATTCTGGCTGGCGAGCACACTAAAAGTCACGACGAAAACAACCAAGAAAAAGTGAAAGGTGTCGGAACAGTTCTGTCGTCAATCTTCAAAACTATTGGGATTGAATCGTCGGAAACTTGTAATTGCAGGCGATATGCAGTGGAGATGGATCGACGAGGGACGAAGTGGTGTCTTGAAAACATAGACACAATCGTAGGATGGCTGCAAGAAGAAGCTGTCGCAAGAAAACTGGTGTTCTTTCGTGCTGGTGTAAAGATTGCCTTGTATTCATTACTTAAAAGCTATTCGATATTTGAAAAGGTTCGTCCGGACAGCGGCGAGGACAGCAGGGTCTTCAGCAGGCGAGACGACGAATGGGCAGTCGCAGTCACGGCAGCACCGCGAGCCGGAGAGTACACTCTTGCCAAATGCCTGCAGTCAATAATTGCGGCTGGCTGGAGCGACCCTATTGTCTTCGCAGAGCCTGGCATCGAGGTGCCTGAAGGAATAACCACATTCCACAACCCAGAACGTCGAGGCTGCTTTCACAACTGGCTTCACAGTGCAAAATGGGCACTTGAGAATACGCAAGCTGAAATGATCCTGTGCGTTCAGGACGACTCTCTGTTCCACCCGGACAGCAGGCAGTTCACCGAGGATCACTGCTTGTGGCCCAGTGATGACACTGGGATTGTCAGTCTCTACACTGCCTCGCACTACCAAAGCGAAAAAGGGGCGATGAAAGCAGTTGGGATTAACGAAGTCTACACGGGCGTATGGTGGGGCACTTGTGCTGTCGTTTGGAGGAGATCAGCACTTGAGGCAGTGGTCAGCCATGAAATAACAAAGAACTGGCTGGGTATTTCACCACGGAAACAGGCTGATGAAACCCATAACCCTAAACTGCGAGCAAAAAGGGTCGCTGATTATTTTGAAGGAAGAAAAAAGCAGCCGCACCTAATCAACAACAGTGACTACGTCGCTGGGCATGTTCTCAACCTGCTTGGCTTCAGGAAGTTCTTTGTAGACCCATCCCCAGTATCACACATTGCCAAAGTCTCAACAATAAATCACGGAGGGAATAGCGGCAAGAGGAATTGCGCACGATGTGCAGACCATAAAAAACCACTCATGTCTCAGGTTGGGACAGTTATCAACAGGATTGAAAAGGAAGAAGACATTATGGCATCAGGAAGAGGACCAAGGCCAGCAGGAGCGTCGCTAATCATAACTCCGGGACCATCAGTTGGCGCTGTGCCGAAACATACGTTTCTGATAAGGACTTCGTTTCGAGATCCAATAGTGTCGGCCTACAGATGGAACGTCACTCAGCATACGTTGCTCAAGTCGCTCGCATCTCAAAACAACAAAGACTTTGAGATTCAACTCATCTGTGGAGATGATGACCCGCTGCGTGAAGTGAAGTTAGCGGCATTCAGTGAAGTTGCCCCGACAACAATTGCCCCGAAGGACTGGTACAACCAGCCACACGACGGGGTGTGGAGAAGAACAACCCGAGTCGATGACGACGACATGCTGTCGATCCGGTTCGTAGAGCTTCTGGCAGAGCAGCCGTTTGACGGAACCGAATGTCTATTCAACTTCCCGATCGGATGCCTATGGTCAGAGGGGGTGTCACATCGCTGGAATTACCCAGTGAATCAGTTCATTACCATTCAGACGAACACGCGACTGACTCCGTATCATTTTGCGCATCAATACTATCAGCAACTCCTGCCTGTTGTTGTCGTGACCGAGGAGATCCACTGGATGTGGATCAGGCACCACGGGGTACTCAGTGGGGCAACACCGGGAGCAATTCCGAAGCGGTTTACGCATGGCGTGATACAGACAAACGCAAGTCTGTTTCCGTACGACTTTGCCACCATCAAGACTGCTCTAGTCCATGATCAGTCGGCGGTCGTGAAGGTTTTGGAGTTGCGGGCGAAGTACGGACGAGTTGACAAAGATGTACTCAACATCTGCGCAAACGCGACGACTGATGAGTTAACAACACTTGCAGCGACTTACGGAACTGACAAAGGTGTCACTGGGACTACAGACAAAAACCATCAGTACACGCTGGTCTACGATCGCCTGTTTAAGGGGATGCGAGACCAGGTCGAACACGTCCTTGAATTCGGCGTGGGCACCGGCGCAAGTCTTCGAATGTGGGCAGACTATTTCCCTAAAGCGATGATTCACGGGCTGGACGTTAAGCGAAGAAGTGTGCCACATCCTCGGATCGTAACACACAGGTTTAACTCCATCACCCCGCTTGACACACACTTCAAGTTCTCATTGGTGATTGACGACGCGAGTCACATATCGAGTCACCAAAGAGTCATGTTCGAACTGCACAGCAAACATGTCAAGCCAGGAGGGTTCTATATAATTGAAGACCTTCATGCCTGCAGACTGGGTGGCAAGTATTTAAACGAATCTCCTTCAATGCTTGAAACATGCCGTCTGTGGGTGTCTACTCCGCCATTCGGATGGACGTGCCAGCTTTACGGCGACCAGTTGTGCATACTGCAGAAAGATGAATAGTGGAAGACATAAACGCAGTTGCTGCCATGAAGACGTACAGCAGCGACGATAACGCTTCTGATCGCGAAGACATTCACAGGGCAATCAACACATACCAGAATACATGTGGCTTGCCGCTGCATGTGTTCGACGATAGTTCATGCCCGACGTATGTCGAGTATTTGATGGGATTCAAGGGCGTTTTTCTTCACAAACATGGGGAGAATGTCGGGCCAACTGAGAACAGCAATCGCTGTATGAGTCTGTTCAAACAGTATCACGAGATCGATGCGTTAATCCTGCTGGATGACGATATCGAGTTCCTGAAGCCTGGCTGGTCAGACCTATACCTCAATGCACTCTCAGACGAAGTTCAGCTACTGTCATTCAATGACAAAGAAATCACGCAGTCACCCGGTGTCCCGCACGGCAACTACTCACTTTCGCAATGGAGTTGTGGAGTTTGCGTGACATTGACGCGGCAATGCTGGATGAAAGCTGGAATGTATGGACCATTCCCGGAAAAGTATGGATGGTGCCATATAGAGTACAACTGGCGATGTGCGTTACTGGGGCTCATCCCAATGGATGGGTTCTATGACGTACCTGGAATCCATAACTACATTAAGATTTCCTCTTACTTAGGAAGCGAAGAAAAGCTGCGTCAAATCGCAGTCAACTGGTCATCAGAAACAGTTCAGTTGACTGTAGATAAATACTTCGCAGGAGATCAGGAGAGATGGGATAAATTAAAGAAAATCAATCAACCACTGCGGCCAGTTAGGTAGCTACATCAGAATCACCTCGCACGATTGCAGGACCGCAGAGAGGGACAGGCAGGCTGGCATCAACGGGTTATCAGAGCAAGTCCAATCATCTCTAAGCAAATACACTGCGATGAGGCTGGAGGCAGGCATAGCATGATCAAGGTCTACACGGGCGGAACTTTCGATTTGTTTCATGCGGGGCATGTGCGATTCCTTCGCCGGTGCGCAGATATCGGGTACGTGACGGTTTCAGTAAACACAGATGACTTTGTATTGCGGTATAAAGGGAAAGCCCCTGTCATCAAACTTGAGGACCGCATTGCAGTCCTTGACGCATGCCGGTGGGTTTCATGCGTAGTGGTGAATGAAGGTGACGAAGATTCAAAAGTCGCAATTGAAAAGATTTCCCCGGATGTAATCGCGATTGGTTCTGACTGGCAGGCAAAAGACTACTGCCGACAGATGGGGTTCACATCAGAATGGCTGGAAGCCAGAAACATTGCACTGGTATACCTGCCCTATACGGATGGAATTTCATCAACCTTGATTAAAGAGAGAATGCAATGATTCACATTCTGATGCCGACCAGAAACAAGCCCGAAGAAATCACCAGAGTGTGCAGCGAGTTAAGCGGATCGGAGTGTCGACTGTGGCTTTACGTGGCAGATGACGACCCTAAACTCGGCGAATACCAATCATTGCGTTTACCGACTGCAGCAACAGTCGTCTTCGGAACACCACTGGGGTTCAGTCGCGGAGTGAATCATCTTGCGAGCATCGCAGCAAAACAGCCAAACGCGACTATGCTCATGCGTGCCGAGGATGACTTTTATTTCAAGCCGGGGTGGGATAAAAAATACAAAGAAGCCATGTGGAAAGACGGCGTCGGAATGGTATGGTGTAATTATGTGATGAAGGGGCCGGAAGCAGAGCCACACACAGCAGCGATAGGACTTGGGTGGTATCGTGCGCTCGGATGGTTTTCGTTGCCTGGCGTTCAACACCACTACTGCGATAACGTGTTGCGAGAAATTGCTGAGGCCGCTGGTCGCAGCAGATACATCCCAGAGCCGATGATTGAGCATCGGCACAACCTCAAAGATCCAAGAAAGTGTGGGCATGGCCAGCAAATCTATGATGCAGACAAAAAAAGGTATGATCAGTGGCGGAGTGGCGAAAAAGCAGACGACTGCAGACGAATTTTCGAAGCTCGACATGGAGTCTAGCCTGATTGCGGGCGAGATGATGATCAGGGTTCGCGTGACTGACGGGAAAGTGCTGACACGAGTTCAGACAAAAGAATTCCCGAACGCGGACATCGCAATCGCGGCAAAGTCAATCGAAGAACAATTGGCGACTCTGTACGCCACATAGTATTGATGGCGGCGAAATCAATGACCCAGTTCGTCTATCTCAACGTCATCGGTCCCGACAACGGCGAAGAACTCCGGCTGTCGATGGCATCCGTGCGGAAGAACTTCACAGGATCGTCGACGTTCACGATCATCGGTGAAAAGCCGAACTGGTACACAGGGCATCACATTCCGGCTTCACGCCTGACGAAGATGCGAGAACTGCCAGGTCGCATGGCGTTCCGCGACACACAAGCGAAGATCATGCTGGCAGCGTCTCATCCGGAGATCGACGAAGAGTTCGTCTGGATGATGGATGACCAGTTCTTCCTGAAGCCAGCGTCGATCGAGGATCTCAGAGTTCTTCGGTACGATCCGTGGTATCGGACGAATTCGAAGCGTGAATGGCATCGACTGATCAAGATGACGTTCGCCGCGCTGGCTGCAAATGGCAGGTCTAACTTTCAGGCCGGCACTCATCTTCCGCATGTCTTCGAGAAGACGAAACTGCAGCAGATGTTCGTCGAATACGGGTTCCCGAATAATTTGTACCTGTTCGAAATACTGTACGAAAATCATTGGCAATTGGATCGCACGCCGATACCTTACGGAAGCATTTGGCAGGGTGTTCAGTATCCGCAGTTTCTGAAGAGATTGCTGAGGCCGCTGATGTCTCGCCAATTGAATGAAATTGATGCCAATGTGCTCAACTACCAGAGCAACGTATGGAGGCCGACTATGCGAGATTGGCTGAGGAACAGGTTTACGGAGGAATGAGATGCTCAATGTTTTCACCTACTGGGAGCATGCTCCGAAAGCTCGCAAGTGGCCTTACATTGAATTTTGCCTCGACACTATTCGATCGAAGTGTTTGGACGGCTGTTTGTTCCACCATATTACTTCAGCGAATATCGAGAAGTACATCCCAGACGGGATCATTCATCCGTCATGGAAGAACATCAAAGAACTCGGTGTGAAGTCCGATTGCGTCCGCGCTGCTGTGCTGATGCAGTATGGCGGGCTTTACATTGACGCAGATACGCTGATGCTGCGATCGCCAAAGGAACTCGACACAGGGCATGAATGCGGATTCATGACGTGGTCTACTCCGCCGCGACGGGTAATCGCTGGTTACATCTACTGCTTCCCAGGCAGCGAAGTCGCGAAGAAGTGGGTTGCGAATATCAATGCAATGCTCGAGCAGGGAAAGCATGGATGGACTGATCTTGGAGAGAGGTGCCTGACTCCTGCCGTTGATTCCAGCGAAAACACGATCAACTGGCCTTTGGCGACATTCCTCCCAATAGAGATCGACACGGATGTCCAGCGGTTCTTTAGCAGTTCTCCGTGGAAGGCTCCGGATCAGTCAGTCGCGATTGGATTGAATCATTCTCTTATGACGAGGAAGTATGCTGGAGAAATGAGGTCTGCAGGTCACGAGAATGCGTCGTTTAAGAAAAGATCGAAGGACTCAAAGCTAACGATTCACAAGATCTTCAGCAAAAGCAGATCATCTCAGAGTCAAATGAGGATCGGAGTTTGCGTTCCAACATTCCGCAGGCCGAAACTGCTTGGGCATTTGATCTCCTGCTTCGAAAGCCAAAAGTACGAAGACAGGCTCCTGATCGCATATGACGACCATGGAGAGATCGCTGAGTCGTCCGGCGATCGCTGGAAGATCGTAAGTCGCAACGATCCACATGCCTCTCTAGGAGATAAGAGAAACGCGATCGCTGAGATGTTCGGCGATTCCGTCGATGCATTCGTGTTCTGGGATGACGACGACATCTTCCTTCCTGATGCATTGTCTGCCGTGGAGAACGCACTGAGCCGATCAGACTGGTGCAGGGCGAGTCAGGTACTTGTTCGTGGAACTCGGGATCTGTCGCGGTGCAAGACTTACTGGCGCGAAGACAAGTCTGACAAAGCGTTTCAGTGTACCTGGGGGGTGACTCGTTCTGCGTTCTGGAGTGTCGGCGGGTTCGATTCTGTTTCTCTGGGAGAAGACCTTCGACTTGCAAAGAAACTGCGAGACGCGAAGATCAGCGAGGCTGACCCGATTGCAATGGGATGGAGTCCTTATGCTGTTTCATCGCCATACGGAAATGAACACTTTTCGTGGACTGTTAAGGATTACGAGAAGTGGAAGGATGTCGCAAAGTCTGACGGCGAATTCAGGGTTGCGGATCATCCATTCAGTTTGAAGATTGCAGATCATGTCAATGATCGATCTTGGAAGGGAGATTGGTATGACGACGAAGTACGATGAAGAGAAGCGATTCTGGAAGGATGAGATCTCTTTTTACGTCCGATGGTTCCACGGAAGAATCAAGGAACTGTACGGCATTCCCTGTCCGAAGCAGCATGAGAAGATTCAGCGTTTCTCTTCGGAAGAACTGAATGCGATCGAGACGTGGATCAATGCCGACAAATGGCGATACTGCAAGAGACTGCATGTTGAGCCAACGTACTTCTCGGGCAAGAAAGTTCTGGAAGTTGGCTCTGGTCCGCTGGGGTTGAGTCGGTTCTTTGCTGGCGCGGAAGTGCATTATCTCGATCCACTTCATGCATGGTACTGGCAGTGCGGATACCGCAAGGTTGGATATTCAATCGAGGCGAGAATAGAAGACTGCATGCACCATCGATATGACGCTGTAATTTCAGTGAATGCAATCGATCATGTCGATCAGTTTGAAGACGCAATCGATGCCTGTGAAATGATGTGCGACATGGACGGCGAAATCCGCATGGACATCCACTACCACGCACCAACAGTCACAGAACCACACGTCCTGAATGACGAGATCGTCGCTGCGGCATTTAAGAGATTCGACATGAAGAAGATAGCGGAGAATCCGTCGCGAGTCTTCTATCCACGCGGTACGCATCCAGACTCCGATCGATTCGCTGTGTGGAGCAATCGCGACTACGTTTATGACGCAGTGAGGTCGCTGTGAACCGAGAACAAGCACTTGCAAAGATGGTCGCCCCTGTCAAGAAGCGAAAGACTGCCTGGCTGAAAGGAATCATCCAGATCCACGTCACCCGCGCCTGTGATTTGGCATGCTCCAATTGCACGCAAGGATCTCAGTTCGGAGGCAAGGCCTCGTTCATTACCGAAGAAAACTTCGAGGCGGCTGTCATCAGTCTGAAGGACTATTTCGGCGTTGTGGGGATCTTCGGCGGGAATGCCGCTCTTGCTCCAAACTTCGAAGCACTCTGCCTAATCCTTGAAAAGCATATCCCGAAGAATCGTCGAGGACTCTGGTGCAACAATCCACGAGGACACGGCAAGCTGATGCGACGGGTGTTTAACCCGAAAGTTTCGAACCTGAATGTGCATTTGGTTAAGGACGCCTACGACGAATTTAAGCGTGACTGGCCAGAGTCAGAACCGTTCGGACTTCACCACGACTCACGTCATTCTCCCGTCTACGGATCACTGGAGAAACTGGTTCCGGACGAGTCGCAGCGATGGGATCTCATCGGCAACTGTGCGATCAACCAGAACTGGTCGGCGATGATCTGTCAGTTCCGTGGCGAACTTCGCGGATACTTCTGCGAGATTGCTGGCGGGCAGGCGATGCTGAACCAAGAGAATCCGGAATACCCTGATACCGGAGTGAGAATCGAGGCAGGATGGTGGAAGAAGGCGATGCCGGAATACGGCGCACAAGTCGACTTTCATTGCCATCGATGTCTCGTTCCGTTGAACGGTCACGGGGCGCTGGCTCAGGCCGACAAGAAGACACAGGTCACGGAAGAGTATTCTCACCTGAAGTTAAAGTCTGGAGGAACATTCCAGATCGTCGACAGTGTCAATGACATTCTTCCCGAAGAAAATCGCATCGTGACGGAGTACCTTGGAACATGAGAATACAAACTCGTGACTGCTTGGGTGATGTTGCGAACGCTTTGGGCCTTAGAACTGCTGTCGAGGTAGGGACTCATCAGGCAGTATTTGCCCGCTCATTCATGAAGAGATTCAGGGGATCGATCACGCTTGTCGATCCTTGGCTCGACTACGAGCAGGGCAAGGATGCGTTTTATCCTTCTGTCGACCCAACAAGCAAGACTCGATCGAAGGACATGCAGATCGCCGTCGGGATCATGACGGAATTCTACGGACGGGTGACTTTTATGCAGACGACGGGTGAGCAGGCGTCTCATTCGTTTGCCGATTCATCAGTCGGCATTGTCTACATCGACGCACTTCACGAGTATCAAGACGTGATCAGCGATATCAACACATGGTTTCCGAAAGTTGCCAGTGGAGGGATCATTGCAGGTCACGACTTTAGTTACATGCTTCCCGGAGTTGTTGCTGCTGTGGAAGAATTCAGGATCAAGAGCGGACTTCAGGTCAACCTGACTTGCGACGATATGCCGTCATGGTGGGCGATCAAGAGATAGTTCCAAGGAAGAGGCGTTTTATGACAGCAATCAAGCCCCGAGGCATCACTGTCTGCGTCGACTACGCCGACATCCTCGCACTGACGCTTCCGTACAACCGGGAGTTCTTCAGCGAGTTCATGGTGGTCACGACGGTCAAGGATCATCAGACAATCCACCTCGCGCAGGAGAACGACTGTCATGTCCATCTCAGCGATGCTTTCTATCGTGGCGGCGCTGTGTTCAATAAGTTTGCAGCGATGGAAGAAGGGCTTGACGTTTTCGGTCGGCACGACTGGATGTGCATCATTGATGCTGACATCGTCATCCCGAAGAACAAGCTCGCCTGGGTGCCGAAGGTCGGGAAGATCTACACTCCGCATCGCAGAATTCTCCACCAGATCCCGGCGGAAATCCCGGAACATCGCCTATGGCGACAGTCGAAGAGGCCGATGAACAACGAAGAGTTCGCAGGCTACTTCCAGTTGTTCCATGCGAGCGAACCGTTCCTTCAGAAAACTCCGTGGCATGGGACGGACTGGACGTGGGCCGGTGGCGCTGACTCGTTCTTCCATCAGAAGTGGTCAGAGTCGAATAAGGTTCGGCCACCGTTCGAAGTTCTGCATCTCGGGCCACCGTTCATCAACTGGTGCGGACGAGTCACTCCGTTCGCTGATGGGACGACACCCGAGAAGGCGATGCTTCGCAACGAGCATAGGATGATGCTGCTGAAGAATCGGCGGGAGAACAAGCAGGACAAGTACAAGGCGGAGAAACTGAAGTGAGAATCTCCGTCGGAATTCTGTCAGCGCCGAGGCCAGAGCCGACGCTTCTCAAGTGTTCGAGTGCGATCGCTGAGTCTGGATTCAGCCTGATCCATCACGCGACGGAATCAGAGAGCAGGCATTTTCTGTCGCCGTGTGAGTTTGAGCGATCGCCGACGGGATCTCTCGGGAACTTCCAGAATTGGCTGCAGACTGCCAGGGATCTGCTCACGATGGACCACGACGCAATCCTGATCGCCGAGGATGATGCTTTGTTCTGCCGGGACGTGCATGCACTTCTGCAGCGGGATCTCTGGCCTTCCCGGGACTGTGGTTGCGTCTCGCTGTACTGCCCTGCAATGTCGCACTATTCCCAGACATCGTTCGGGCTCGGTAGAACTCGAGTCGTCATGCGGGAACCGCTGTCAAGCAGCAACAATCTGGTCGGCGCGCTCGCTCTTGTATTTCCGGCTGCTGTTCTGCGAGAACTCGTTTATCACGAATCGATCGGACTCTGGAAGGGATCGCACTCGCAGGCGAGGAATCCCGGAACACCACCTTATGAGCGAAAGGCGGTCGACACATGGATTGGCAGAACTCTGGTTTCGATGGGTCTGTCGATTTGGAACTATTCGCCGAGCCTCGTTCAGCATTATGTCCCGAATCCAAAAGCGGCCAATTCTTCGCTTGGGCATGGTTTGGCCAACGGAAACCGCCAGTCGCGGTCGTGGGCTGGAAATTCAAGGCAGAGTGTGCTGGAAATGATTCCGGCGCGAAGGGAGAGATTTGATGGTGCCGGTGTACCTGAACATTCGGTCTGAGTATGCGGAGGCGGACAGTTCGCGGTATCGGTTCTCGCTGACCGAGAACATTCTGATCCCGAGCCTCAAGAATCAGGTCGCTCGAGGAGCGATCATCTTCCTGGAGCAGTCTCCGATGGATCCGTACTTCAAGCGGCGGGAGAAAGCCTTTAGGTCAGTCACTGATCGCGTTATTCCGATGCACGAGAAGGAAGGCATAGAATTGCCGGCTAGAGTTGAGGCGACAGTTGGCGACGACGACTTCCTCGGGCCGGAGTTTGTCCAGAAAATGCGGATGGGGTTTACGCCGGAACGCGGAAACGTCCAGATGTTCATGCCGCATGGGTACATTTTCTTCGAGGGAGCCCTGCATCCGTGGCGGAACAAAGCGGATTTCATTGAGATCACTCAGTACGGAAACCCGGGTTCGCCGGTCGTTCGGCACGAAGGATTCGACATTGCCAGCACTCCGCAGTGGATTTACTGCAGGCATCAGATGAATTTTAACCCGCTTTCGGCTTCAGAAGTAGATGCTCCTGAGATAAAACTGGCTGCGTGGAAGGGTTGGCATCAAGGAATAGTGGCTCGCTATTGCCAAACCCAAGTCCTCACGGCGACTGCGAATGGGTGTACTTTGCACCCAACAAAAAGCAAGTCGATGATGTACGCTAAGGGTTCTGCCCGTAGTCGAAGGAAATGATCATGGACTGTCTGGTTTGCTGGCTAGCAACATTTGGATTCGCTTTTACCATCGCGTTGACGCATGGTCCGCTGGGCTTATTCAAGACGATGCGGGAGAAAGTGAAGGCTCGCTTCGGCGAAAAACACTGGGTGACAATCGGAATTGGGTGCCCCGTCTGTATCAGCATGTGGGTTGCAATTCTGTTCACAATAGCCTCCGGTGGGGGCATCCTGATGTGGGCGTCGAGCGTGGGGTTCACCTGCGCTGTGACAAGCATCAGTCCCGATTAAGTCCACTGCCCGGGCCATGGTGTGATTCCTTCGCACTTCCATGGAGACGCCCCCGGGCAGTGGCAACCACATTTTCAGGAGATCTGTCGTGAATAACGCGAGCTGGAAAACAACCGCCGCCGGCATCGTCGCGGCGTTAAGCATTCTCCTTCATCAGGCGAATGCATATCTGGACACAGACCCGAAGACAGTCTTCGACCTGACTCAGGTCATTGCTGCGTTTGGGATGCTGTGGATGGGAATCTCTGCTCGGGACAACAACGTCACGAGCGAAAAGGCAAAGGCAAAGTAGTTTCACAGTTCAGAAAGGCGTCTCATGAACAATTTGAACAAGCAAGCTCGGCTTGCAGCGGATCGCGTCGACTCTTCAGTCGGGCTCGATCCAATTACGATCCTCACGATCATCACTCAGGTTCTTCCGTTCCTGACTTCGTGCTGGAACAGGAATGATTCTCCGGATCCGGCGGAATCGAAGAAGAAGTTGCAGGCGTATGCTGAGAAAAGTCCGCAGGCACTGCTGAAACGAACGGCACGACGTGTTCGTTCGGAAGCCGACGAGAAACTGACCAAACTGGAATCCTTTGATATCGCCAGGGCGATTATCGAGCAGGCGTTGTCTGCAGACGAAGAGACGGTCGCAGCCTGCTGCGCGGAAGCACCGGAGGGGCTATGAGAGAGTCATTTGCAGTCTTGGCTGCTTTTATGGGCTTGCTCCTCGCTACAGTTCAGGACGAACCCGCAGTTCTGAAGCCTGCTCCCGACAAGATCAGCGAAGCCCCACAGATTATTTTCCCGACGATCCCGGTGATCGACGAGAAAGACATCCCTGAAGAAGACCTGCCAGTTCCGGTTCCGCGCCCGAAGCGAGGCCCAGAATTCGTCTCGAAACTGAATGAAGAGACGTGGCTTGTTATTGAATCACCGGGACCGCTGATGATCTTTGACTTTCCGGAAGGACTGGTCGAGATTGATTCCGACGACGGCGCACGACCGATGAAAGTCAAAGGGAAGTTCGCCGACGGCACTGGCAAGGTCGAGACACGCACATTCACGAGCAAGCATCTGTACTTCGTTAATGCGGTGAAGTCGGGCCAGATGGAAATGCTGATCATCCCAGAGGGAGCGATCAGTAAGACGCAGTCCCAGCGACATAAGATCGTCGTCATGGGGCAAGGTCCGATTCCTCCGCCGGATCCCGATCCAATACCAGATCCCGATCCTGTACCTGTTCCGACAGGCAATGTGGTCATCGCGATTGTCGAGGACGCGCAGAATAGAAAGCCTGATACGGCGATTCTTTTGAATGCGATGGCGAGTTGGAATTCCCTGAAAGACGCTGGTAACGACTGGCGTCTTTATGACGTTGCAACCAGCGAGTCAAAAGGGAAGCAGGCAGTTGAAGATGCGAAGTCTTCCGAGTTGCCGGCGATGATCATTCGCGACAAGGAGACGGATAAGATCCTACGAGTGATTCCGTTGCCGAAAGATTTCGACTCGCTCAAAAGAATTCTTTCTGAACTGGGGGTGAAAGGTGTCTGAGGAAATCGAACAGATCATTGATGAGACTGGCGAAACACGCCGACTCGGATCTCTGGCTCCTCAGGAGGGATTCGTATCGGCGTTCAACACGTTTGAGCAGGAACATCCTGTCTGGGACGACGCTGATATCAAACGAGTCGTGACGAACTCAGACAGAACTCCGCGCCGAGTCCTGTTTGCAAAAGAGTGGATTCAGAACCAGAAAAGCCACGGATCCTGCAACGGATACGCGGCTTCTGGCGCTTTGGCGAAAGCTCGCTTCCTGCGAGGGATTCAGGATAAGCTGAAGCTCTCTGGAGCGTTCATCTACTCGCTCATCAACGGTGGGCAGGATAACGGTTCTGCTCTGGAGAGCGGACTGAAGGTTATTGGCACTCACGGAGCCCCACCAGAGGCTCTGGTTCCGTGGAACATGATTTACCCCAAGCAGCAGCCATCAAACGCCAAGGCAGAAGCCCTGAAGCACCGTGGGCTGAAGTGCTACGCTGTACAGACGAAGCAGGGATTCCGAACGGCTCTAGCCGCTGGGTTCCCTGTGATCGTGGCTGTTCAGGCCGGATCGAAGTTTCAGCGACTGAATGCCCAGGGGATTGCCTCGGCGGATTCAGGCGGCGGCAACCATGCGATCCACTGCGACGACATCCGGATTGTTGGCGGGCAGGAAGTTTACGACTCCTGCAATTCATGGGACGTGACTTACGGAGACCAAGGGCGAGCATTCCTGACGTGGGATTCGTTTGCCCAGACCTTCGGTCGGCATACGTTTTACGCCGTCGCGAGTACCGAAGAAAAGGATTAGTCATGCAAAACGTCGTCTTCCTGCTTCTGTGCTGTCTTTCCGGGCCTCCGGAGATCTTCTCAGCCACCGGCGTTTACGCTGAAAAACCGAAAGCGACTCCTGCTCCGTACCTGCTCATGTTCACCGCAGAATGGTGCGGACCATGTCAGGCGTGGAAAAAGTCCGGGAAGAAAAAGCAGATCGAGGAAGCCGGCGTTTCCGTGACTTTCGTCGACATCGACAAGAATCCAGAGTACCGGATCGTGGGAGGACCGCTTCCAGCAGTGGATCGGTTCCCGACGTTCTGGCTTATGATCCCGCCCAACCAGAAGCCGGTCAAGGTGTGGGTCGGAACAGTTTCGCACTTGGATGTGCGGGCGAATTTGCGAATCCGCAGGTCAAAGGAAGATCTGGACAAATGGGTTCGCAGTAATTACACCGAGCAAACCACGTTAAAGATGGGTATGAAAAACAATTCGGAAGTCTGGAATCATCTTACAGATGGGACGGAAGGGACGCATGTTTTCACAAAAGAGCAGATTTCAGGGCTTGATTTATGGGTTGCCTTAGCACTTCATGACGCTTTGCATTCCGGAAAGCTGACTCCGTTTGTAGACTGAGCAGGGTTCCGCCATGGCAATGCTGGCTTTTTGCTCAGGAAATGGAATCCAAGATGTGGATGAACTTGAAAACCTTTTCAATAAACTGGTTGGGCTTTGGGGAATCCTGCTTGGTTGTGGTGGTGCCCTTCTTGCCGGTCACAAGTGGATCCGCCAGTGGTGCCGTACTGTCAGTCGTGCTATGCGGTTTTCTGTCGCTATGCATACTCATTTCGGTGCTAACCCCGCAGCTTCAGTTATTGAGTCACTCCGCGAGCATACACGCGACGGCGCTATTCGAGAGATCCGTCTCACACTTCTCGAAGAAAGCCTGGGAGCGGGAATCTACCTCTGCCATCCCGACACAGGTTCCTGCTTTAAGTGCAACACAGCCCTCTCTGAGTTGTGGGGAGTCGACCAAGTGTCTTTCTGTGAGTTTGGTTGGCTTTCCGCAGTTATGCCAGACGACCGGCTTGCCGTCCACGAGCGTTGGATTTCGAGCGTTAGAAATAAAATCCCGTATGAATGTGAGTACCGAATCAGAAACCAAAGGACAGGACGAGAGTTCCGAGTCGTAACTCGGGCATATCCGGCGGTATTGAAAGATGGTACGATTCTGTGCTACGTTGGGACTGTGGAAGAGATGAGGCACTGAGGATAAGTAAACGCGGATCGTTGATCCGCTCACATTCGGGTAAGTTCGAAAAACACAGGAAAGACAGTCGAAAACCGACTCCGCTGCTCATTGAGAGAAATCATGTCTGATCCAGTACCATCATCAGCAATTTATGACGCGACCACCGGCGGACGGTCTGTGATCGTAGTGGCCGGAGGCTCTGATGGTGACGTGCTGACGCGACAGTCGGATGGCACGTATCTGCCGCAGGCTCCAAGTGCAGGCGGTGGAAATTCGTTTGAGACGATACGACCAGCAATCGGAGGCACGAACGGTACAGCAGTCGTGGCGGAGTCGGGCACTGATACACTGACTCTCGATACCGGCTGCGGAATGACGATCACTGGAGACGCGGCGAGTGACAAAATCACACTGAATGCGTTTGGTGAAGAAGAACCAATTGCTGCGTTTCTCGGTTCGATTTACGAAACAATGCCGGGGATCATCGCAACAGGTACTGCATTGGGAATAACGGCTAACCGAAAGTATTTAATTCCTTGGAAATGCACTAAGCGCAGGACGATTACAGAAATTGGCGTTAGTGTCACGGCAGGAACAGCATCAAATATTCGACTAGGAATCAGAAATCGAAACGCCGCGACCGGAGAACCAACTACACTCGTCAGTGATTGCGGAGTCGTGTCTGGAGCGACAAACGGAAACAAGATTATTTCCAGTCTGTCTATTACTTTAGATCCCGGCTGGTACTACCTCGAAATGGTGTCTGACGCTGGCCCAGCGTTGCGAGCTGTTGCAAGTGCAACACTGCAATCGACAAACATGGGATTCCAGTTGGTATCAACGAACACCCACACGATGGTGAGCGGGCTTTATCGAGCTTTTACCTACGGATCGTTGCCGTCGGACGAAACCGGCCAAACTCAAACCAATCACCTTTCTGCGGCTGGTACACTGCCAGTGATTTTTGTGAGGTAGCACATGCCAGCAGCGATCCATGAAAAAACCGATGCAGTCACCGGAGAGACATCTCAATTCGTGATTCCGTGGACTGCGGAAACGGCAAAAGAGCGACTGAAGGAATTGCGATTTGCACGCGAAACCGCAGGCGTGGTTGTCGATGGCGTTCCGATCAGCACGGAGCGAGGAGACCACAGGAACACAATGCTTTCGCTGGCTCTGGCTGGCTCACAAAGCCCATCAATGCAAGTGCCGTTTAAACTCGCTGACGGTTCGTTCATAGTCATGTCAGGTGCTTTTGCATCAGCCGCATGGCAGTTCGGTCAGTCGTACGTGGCTCAATGTTTCTCTGTCGAAGGGGCCGCCTCAGCAGCGATTGACGCAGCACAATCTGACGCAGAGATCGACGCGATTTTTGGCGGTCTGGAATGGCCTGGGCAGGAGTTTAGCACGACATGACGACTCAGACGGTACAAATCCACACTTTTGACTACGGGGCTTCGCTGAGCAGTGCGACGCTTCGCAACGTGGCTGATGATACCCTCGAAGCGACTGCGGACAGCGTCAATGAGGTGACTGCTGATTCAGGGCTATACGCTGCGGTATTCAGTGAAGTGTCAGTGATCGCAGCCGGTGAGTATCGGTTGCGGGCAGTCGTCGGCGGTCAACCGATAAATCGCTACGTGACTCTCTCAGGGACCGATGGCGAAGTTGTTCAAGCCAGATCGGAAAGACTAGCGGTACTGGACTCCGCTGCTCGTGTTACATTAGCTGCGTCACAACCGGATTACGACCTGCCAACCAACGCGGAACTCAATGCGGCTTTGGCAGCATCAGACGACGCAACTTTGGCGGCAATCGCTGCCGAAGCGGTCAAGACATCAGCGATCAAAGCGAAAACTGACAATCTCCCGACAGATCCGGCTGACCAATCCCTCCTTGAGGCAGCAATCACAGCAGCAACTTCTCCGCTGGCGACCCCGGCTCAGGTGAATGCTCAGGTGCTGGATGTTCTGTCGGTCGACACATTCTCCGAGTTGACTGCTCCTCCGGCGGCAACGAGTAGCCTGAAGGACAAGATCACTTGGTTGTTCATGTACGCTCGCAACAAGGTTACACAGACGGCGATCGCAAGAACCCTGTACCGCGACGACACGACCACCGTTGCAGGAACCTCAACGACTTCCGATAACGGGACGACATTCACGAAGGGTGAGGACGCATGACGACCACAGCAGCAAAACGCAGCGCTGCCGCTGGGGTTGCGCTGCCGGGATTCGTTACGATCCCATTCGCGAATGGAACTGACGACCAAACATCTCGATGGCACGGAGCATTCTGTTACTTCCTTGGTTCGGAACAGACTGCAGTCCCAGCGGTCGGCTGGACGGTGTCTGGACGCGAGCGAGTCTTTAGTGCAGAATCTGTGTCTCGAGTATTCGCGGCGTCTCGCAATCCTCGGGTATGGCGATTCAGGGAGAGAACGTGATGTCGGAATATCCGGATTGCTACGAGTCCAGCAACGTGCTGTGCAAGCACAGTCGCGCGACGATCACAGTTTACCTCGACCTGAACAAGAGACTGCCGCCTGACGTAACGGTGTCGAATCCTACGGCAGATCCTGTCGACGCGACACTGACCATTACTAATGTGGACACGATCGACGTGGACACAGTTGTCGAATCAGATTCGGGATGCAGTGGGCTCACCCTGATCGCAGGCCGAGCGATTCAAATGACGATCGCCGGCGGAGCCTCCTCAGACGACGAATCAATCGTGACGGTCGGCTTCGACATCAGTAACGGCGACGAGGATTATCTGGACTGCCGGATTCTGGTGGGTGGAGTCGGCGCATAAAAACGGAGCCATCCTTGGCTCCGCCGGACTCCGTTCGCGGATTACTCTGCAGCAGAGTCGACGATGTTCAATCGCCCTGCATCATGCATCCGCTGCAGTTCTTCCTTGTACTTCTCTTTGATCACGGAAGCCGTCGCAGGATCCAGAGTGCCCGTTCGCTGTGGAACAACGACCGAGTAATCCTTTCCTGATGCAGACTTCTCAACCTTCAATCCCAATGATACATACGCCATTGTGTGGGGGACGTTAAGCTGCCGGAAAAACTTCCGGATCGGCATGATCGACGTTGGCCCAAGCTGGATCCGCAGCGGGAGAGCCTCAGCCTTTCGAAGAACGTAGAGGATCTGATAGTCCTTCGCCTTCTTGCCCTTCGATCCGGCCTTCGTTGAACTCCCGAACTCGCAGTAAGGCAGTTTGTTCGGGCCATCCCAGTAAAAGTACCGGACGGGATTCCCTTCCGCATCCTCACGCAGGGCTCCGGCTTCCCGGAGAACGTCTGCCGGCACTTCGTGATTTGGGAGAACATCCTGCATGTCCGCAGGAACTTCCGCCCAGGGGATATTCAGCCGAGCGTACTTCATGTCGTCAGAGACAAGCACAGGCTTGTCATCGGACGTTTCGTCGGCCTTCCAGAGAATCCCCTTCTGGCAACGGAACACGATCACGCCTTCGATCGCTGCCGTGGATTCCATCCCGTTAGCGCCGTTGATGGTCCAGAACATTCCACCACCGGACGGAGTTTTGACTCGGGGAAAGTCGGACTCCAGAAATCCTCCGCCATCGCCGTTTTCCAGCATTGCTGCTGCCAATTCGCTGCCATCGGCAAGAACTGAGAAATCGGACTTCTGATACTGCACGAGTGCTGTGGACATTGAACACCTTTCGAAAGGAAACATTGGGTACTGGCGATTTGCCAGAATTGCGAGCGAGGATTCGAACCTCATTTAGCTTCAAGTCTGCCACCACGCAGAAGTCGACTCGCAAAACAAGATCTGATGTTGAATCGAACAGCAATCCACAGTCTGCTTCATGGTCTGTGAATGACGCACCACGTCTCAGATCGATCCCGCAGAAACACGGCAGGGTACTCTCCTGCATACTGAAATTGCCGTCAGCGTCCTGTAGTTTGAACGACGTGTTTCTTTGGAAGACTAACGTCAGGCTGTTCTCCAGACCCTGACTTTCTTTTCGGACTTACCAATCTTCTCGATGCGGAACGACCAGTCTTTGTACTCGTCGTTCTTCTTGAACTGGCGAATGCAGGCATAGACTGTCTGGTACGACGCATTGATATCGGCGGCATCGTCAACTTCCATCTGCTGGAAATTGTACTCGCGCGGACGACCGACACGAGCGGGATCCGGAGGAGTCAGCCCTTTGGTAATCTTCATTTCAGAACTCACGATCTATAAGAGATTCTCGGTTTCTCAATCACCGAGATCAGGTTCAAAACTGAAGGGTCAAGCTGCTCGCCATTCTCTTCGATTTCCTTGATCCGCGACCGCAGGGTTGCTGCGTTGTAATCGCGTTTCACAATGTCAGACGTATCAGGGCATTCCGCCAGAGCCTGGATGAATGCCTGCTTCGCCTCGGCCTTCTGTTCTTCCGTCGCATCCATCGGATACCGGATCGCGTAGAACTTGTCGACTCTGGTGTAAAGAGTCTTCCCGGACTCCAACTTTATGCATGGAAGAGTCTCGTCTGCCATCTTATCCAGAAGTTCCTGCTCGAGACTTTCGATCTCGGCAGAGACTTCTTTTGTGTCAGCAGCCGCCTTGTTCTTTCGATCAAGCAACTTCTCAAACTTTCGAGCCAACTCACCAATACTCGGCATAAGGTATCCATTTCTAAAACGAAGTCAAGAAAAACTGTAGGTTATTTTATTATCGGAATGGTTATCCGCTGCTCACAATGAACAGCGGATGTTCCACACCTCTGTTCAATTCAGAACACATCCTCATCAAACAGGTCCATCAGTAACGCATCCACGATGTCCCGCTTTTCCTGCCGAGCCTTGATCAGTTTCTCTTCGACAGTCTTCTTCGCCACAAGGTGGTAATAGATTACGTCCCTCGTTTGCCCAGGCCGATACTGGCGAGCCATCATCTGATCATAGTCGCCAGGCGACATCAGGCCGGAGTTCAGCGTGATGCCAATGCGAGCGCGAGTCAGGTCGATCCCGGAACTCCCGGACTTACACTGCACGCCCATGATGTCGATGTCTTCCGGGTACGTCGCATGCTCGGTGAGATCCTTCCGTGCGCCGGAGATCTCTCCGTATCGTCGACCGAGTATCTCGCAGCATCGTTTGACGATCGCAAGATCATTCTTAAACCACCCGTAAACACAGACCGGCTCGTCGATGTCCTCGAGCAGATCCAGCAGCACCTTGCGCTTCTCGGTATCCGTGTCGAGTTCTTCGCCTTCCGTGTCCTTGATGAACCCCTGTGAAAGCTGGAGCAGTCGCAGGAACTGCACAGCGCCGTTCGATCCGACGGCTGTGCGGATTTCTTCGTGTGTTTCTCCGTTCGCGTTCTCGATGGATCGCTTGATGTCGACCATCGATTCCTTTCTCATCTCGTCATACAGCTTCCTGCCTTTTGCGCTGAGGGTAACTTCAATGACGATGTCCTGCTTGTCGGGCAGGACCAGAACCTCTGGGCCGATGTAGTACCGGAAGGTAGAGATCTTTGCGTTCATCCGGTCGAGGTTGACCCATCGGTCGACCTTCTGCGGAATGTACGGATTCATGATCGCGTATTCGTTCTTGAATGCGCCCCAGTATTTGCCGAAGATCTGGTCGTTCAGGAAGCGGGCCTGGCCGAAGATGTTGCCGGGATTGTTTGGCATCGGCGTTCCGGTAAGACCCGTCTTCGACCCAGCGCGAGACCCGAGTTTCCATGCATGCTTGCTGCAGGCCGCTGAAGCCGACATCAGTCGATGCGACTCGTCAGCAACGATCTTCTCCCATGTGAACGACGAGAACACTTTCAGAAGTTCTGGTCGCCAGAAGGATTCGTAGGTCACGACGAACACGATCGGTCTTTGATGCGATCGCTGGAGGTTAATGGACGTTGCGACAAGCAATGCTTTGTCCTTGGACGAACCTTTGTCCAGTACGATTACGTCGAACTCTTCAGGGGCATGCTTGAAGAACTCTCTTCTCCAAACCCCGAGGACCGCTGAGGGGCAGAGGATGATGGTACGCTTCGTTCCAGTCGTGGAAATCTTGCGCATGTGGGAGACTGCCATGTAGCTCTTTCCGCCCCCCATAATACAATCAAGAAGACTGTACCTAGTGTGGTCAAGGAATTCTATCGCTTTTGGTTGGTGATTCCAAGTCTGCTTTTGATCAATCATCGATTCTCACCATGCATATCAGAAAAACCATACTTCTTTTCAGCGGATTTCCTCGCGGCTACTGCATCATTTATATCTCGATACAAGCCGAGGCCGATTTCTTTTCCGTCGATATGAATTCTAGCTTGCCACATCTTCCCAGCCTTATGCCACCGAACACCAGTGTGTCCGCTCTTAGGATTCCTCTTCTTCAGGTTCATTGCGTTCTGCTGGTTGGTAACCTCCCGGAGATTGTCAATCCTGTTGTTCAATCCGTTTCCGTCCTTGTGGTCTATTTGCATTGCAGGCCAACGACCGTAATGCAGAAGCCAAGCAACGCGATGGGACATAAATGGCGTGTGCTTAATAGACAGAGATCTATAAGTCATCCCATCAGAATCAGTTCTTTCTGCTCCAGCTTCTTCTCCGACATTCTTTCCCATCCAATAACATCGACGAAGAATCAACCCAGTCTCCGCATGGTAAAAGAAAAGCCTTCTCGCCTCTTCAGCGACTTCTTCGGTCTCTCTTTCCGCCGGTGTCTTTCTCATCCCTTCCTCCTCTTCCCCTGTTCAATAATCCGGTCCTTCTTACTCTTCGCGGCCCTCTTCTTGGCCTGCGCCAACATGCGATCCAACTGGCCGACGAACTCCGGGTTGCGATCGACCGCCCATTTGCGGACGTTCAGATTCACTTCCGGATGAACTCCGCCAGCGCAGGAGTTCAGTCCATAAATGAAAACCCGGATAATGTCGTCAACATGCTCATCCGGCACTGCAAAGACTTCACTGCCCATCTTCAGCCTCTTTCTTAATTGCGTCCCAAACTTCCTGCCGATGCACAGCAATCTCTGCTGGTGCATCAATCCCGATGACGACTTTTCCGGGACTTACTTCGACAACAGTTATGACGATGTTGTCGCCAATCAGAATCTTCTGGTTTTTCTTCCGTGCAAGTATCAGCATGAAATCCCTTTCATCCCAAAAAAGAATCCGGATCCACTCCGTAAACCAGCAGGTTCAGGAACTCAATGAATCCGACCAGTAAAATCACAGCGATGATCCACATGCGAGGCATCCTACAAAAGTCAAGAGTCGTGTCAAGAAATATTATCGAAAAATTCTAGGACAAGACTTTACTGATTTTCTGTCGATGGATAGGCTACCATGCCGGAAAACTTTGTTTGAGGAGAATCTCTGTGAGTGTTGCGTCCGTTGATGTGCTGCAGTTGGTGGAATTTGGCTTGTATCCGGTGCGTCTGCATTATCCGGTGTTCGAGCAGGACAGGGTTCTTTGTTCGTGTGGACGCGAGGACTGCAAAGCCCAGGGCAAGCATCCTGTCGGCAATCAGTGGGGGAAATCCGCCACGCAGGATCCGGAAGTTATCTCGGAACAGTGGGGCGAGAAACCGTGGAACTGCGGGATCATTCTGGGACTGTGCCACGGCATCCCCGAAGAACAGGCTGTCATCGACATCGAAGATGATACGCTCGAAGGTCGAGCGATGGCAGACGCTCTCCTAGCCGATTACCCAGCGCCGACGTATACCTCTGGCAAAAGCCTGCACAGAATTTATCGCTGGTGTTCCGGACTGCCGCCTGTCGCCAATATGACCATCAGCGGTCTCGAGTTTCGCTTCGGAGGCAAGGGCAAAGAGACTCAGTCCGTCGCGCCGCCATCAATACACCCGAGCGGGAAAACTTACCAGTGGTTGGAGGGTAAATCGCCGTCCGACATCCCGATCGGGAAGTTGCCGCAGCATGTCGTCGATTACCTGTGCGAGGAGTACGCTCGTCAGGGCTCCGTGGCTCCTCGCGGGGCGTCGACGACGGACGCGACGAAGTTCCGGTCGCCCATGGGAAAGATCGGGCCTGGCGCTCGTCACCACAGCCTCCTGAAGTATGCGAACAGTTGCTGGCGGGATGCCCTGCTGAAGTACGGGATCAATGGGCTGGAAGAGCAGGAGGCAATTGATCAGGTGTGGATGTGGCTGGCAGGGGCGAACCTGTTGGTCTGCGATCCGCCGAAGACCGAGGCGGAACTGCACGTCATCTTCCAGAGTTCTCAGCGGTTTATGCTGGGCGAGTTCCAGAAGGAAATCGAGGCGAATACGGATCTGACTGACCCGCAGCCGGCAGACAATTCTGATCGAACGCTGGGCGGGTGGTTGCATCGGCACGGGATCCGGATGGTTGCCGATCCCCGGGTGGAGTCTGGTGCGAAGAGCATCGACCGGATCGACGAGTGGCAGAGTAACTGGTCGATGAAGTTCGTCACGAAGGCCGACGAGGAACTGGTCGCATTGAAACTCCCGGACATCGACAAGGAGATCCTGATGAAACAGTTGGAGTTCGAGTCGCCGATGGCAGTGGCGAGGAAGATTCAGACGGAGACGAACGGGAAGTGGCAGTTGTCGCGGACGTTCCCGGTGTGGGAATGGGATTCGATCTGGAAGGGACGCGCAAACGACAAGAAGCGGGAGAACGGAATCACCCGAGGACTCCGGGAATACCTGTCGAACTCGGCGAAGGTCGAAGAGAAAGTCGAGAACAGCCTGGCCGAACAGACCGAGTCGCTGATTGCCGGAATGGTCGGGCCAGTCAGTCCGGTGATGGACAAGCTGGACGAAGCCGTCGAACGCGGACACGGGATTCACACATGGACAAGCCGGCTGAAACTCACTCCGATGGGAGACCTCGCAAGCCACAAGGCTCCGGAGGATCCGACGAGTGGCCTGTACGTTCACGAGGAGAAAGTGTGGAAGCTGATCAAGTTCGACGAACTCATGAAGCGATACCGAGGCAGTTATGGATCTGGCGTTCCGAGCCGAATGCTGACCGAATGTATGGAAAAACTGCGATACCAGAAGAAACACATCAGGTCCGGACCACTCGAAGGACGATGGTATGGGAAAATTGTAGATAAATAGTTGACAAAGTATTTGGTGGTGGTTAGAGTGTGCCGAAGGAGGTGCTTTATGAATGAGACAGAAGTTGATCCAGAGATTGTTTCTCTGGCCGCACATGCGTTGAGTTGCGAGTTCAAGCGGCAGTATGTGAATCTCGTGCAGAAGTTCATTGCTGCTTCTAAGTGCTTTGACGATGACACGCAGCAAGAAGTCGAATGCCGGATCGCAGATGATTCGAACTGGGCATCAGCCTGCTTTGTTGGGAATGGTCGTACTCCAGAATGCACAGTGAAGATAACTGGAGAGTCCGGCAAAGAATACGAGAGCATGATGGAGGCTGTTTCTGCAGATCCTCCAGAGCCGATCATGGTTGATGGGGTTAAGTATTTCACATTGAAGAATGGCGAGCTTTACTGGGCTCAATAACGAAGGAGAGTTACCGATGTTCGCAGTGAACCGAAAAGTGGCGTGTACGGGATGTGGTCTTCAGTCTGGTCAGTGGATCTTCGAGGAGTTCATGTTTACCGACGGGATTCTCGGTGAGGCTGTTGTCAGTTACGAGTGCAAGTACCACCGTCCGGATAAGCGAGACGATGCATTCTTCAGCCTCGGACAGAACACTGGCGAGTTCGAAATCTGGGACGCGAAGGTCTTCAGCGTCAAGGTTTTCAACGATGACGGCGACGAAATGCCGTTGACCGAGGACGATGTTCTTGCCTGCTCCAAGATGGTCCTGGGGCGATTCGCGGAGATTGAACGCGATGTTCAGGACTTTGAGATGGGATTGCTGTGACATCCCTCGCCAAACGAAAGATCTTCGACTCGCTGGATCTCACGCTCGACACGAACGGCGTCGTCTGGGATGGCTCCAAACGCTATCCCTCGACGACGTTCGTCTCGAAGAGACACTCGCTGCCTTACTCTGCTGTTGTCGTCGAAGGGCAGACGTGGATGATCTGGAAACTCCTGTCAAAGATCTGGTACGAGAACCGGCTGATCCTGACTCGCAGTGGTTCTGTGGCTGCGTGGAAGGCCGACGAGACGTTTGTGTTGACAGCCGTCAGTTCGGGAGCGATCACAGATCCCGAAGAGATTCATTTGATTTGGTGCAGATACTGCGCGGGCGTTCCGTGCAGGGATATGGCACGAGTGACCGGATTGGTCGCGTACTGCCGAGAAGACTTTTACAGCATCGTGAAGGATGTTGTTATGGGAGGAATCAGGGGATGACCGAGAAAATTAAGTGCAACTTTTCGGATGCGTTTGAGCTTGTCACTGCAACGATCACGATCATTGAACTGGAAGCCATCAGATCGATGATGGATGACGACAAGAATAAGATCTTCGAGATCCTCACGGAAGCTTTTGATGACATGAAGAAGCATCTGAAGCGAATCGATCCGATCATGAAGCGTAATCTGAACGCAGGAAACAACTAACGGAGTCCCTCGCGATGGATGCGCAGCCAGTACAAACAGCCGAAGAATTCGCTACCGAACTGCATGCTCAGTGGGTTCGTGAATTCGCCCAGAGTCACATGGGCTTCTACGGCGAGCCCGACGATTACTACTACGTCCGCCTCGGAAAACTCGCCAGACTGGCGGGGACGTTTTATCTTTACAGGGATCAGGACGGAGGCTTCGAAAATGGTATCAAAAACCGTGACCGCGAACTGGAGGTTCCGGGATACGAAGACTTCCGGGATCAAAGCTAAAAATCCAAAGGGTGCCTGCAAGCAGGTCAAAGTTGGCGACGAATTCGGGATGCTGACAATCGTAAAAGAACCATGGAGTGAGCCGCAGAAAAGCGGCGGAACGAACTGGTTCTGCCTGGCCGACTGCTCATGCGGAACCAAGGCAAAGAGAATCTGGGTAAAGCAGTTATCGATCAACAAGACAAAAAGCTGCGGGTGCCTGAAGATGCGGAAACATTGGTCCATTATGAACGGGAAATCAGGGAGAAAGGAGAAACCGAATGGTTAAAATCAACCCGGAATGGCTGAACTATTCGCCGGATGACTTCAGCGGATTGCCCGTTATTATTCTGCTGAAACAGGCTGGCGTGTTCGGTCGAGACTGGCGGGAATTCTGGATCACACTGTACACCGAGGATGTTCTTGTGGATGCCGAAGAAGTCAAACTGATGGACCGGCTCCATCATGCGTATGTCGTCGCCATCAGGTCGCGGCGCGATGAAGTGATGACTGAACTGCATCGCGTGGATGTTCCTGTCGGCAATATCGACGATCCCGGGAATGCCCTGATTGCTGCGTCACTTTATGAAAAACGAATGAGGGGGGTTTGATGTCCAACACCAGAGTAATCGTCACCGAAGAAGCCGGCGTCTTCCGGCTCCGAACTGAACGCGGATTCGTCCTGGGGCCGAGGTTGTACTCGGCAAATCCAGAGGACGGAAAGGTTCTGCCGGGACTGCAGGACGAGTTCCCAAATAAACTGGCGGCGACTCGCGCTGCTATGGACTGGAATGTTTACCTGCTCTACGCATGGCAAAAACGCTCAAAAAAACGCGAGAGATCCGCCGACTAACCAAAAACAACTTTTCCAGAATAATTTTACTACTGTTGTTCTTGACATTGTGTTAGGAATGACGATGATGTGCGTGCGTCATGTGTTTTTGAACTTTGAAGGAGATTGGTTATGGGAATTCGATTGGAAGCTGGCAAGCGTTATGTGACTCGCAGTGGCTGGATTACTCCGCCGCTGTGCGAAGACATGGAAGCTGATTCCGACAGCAGCATGCGGTTCTACGCCGGGGCTGATTCGTGGAATGTTGATGGTGGGGTATTTCAGGTACTGGAAGATGACGGCGATCTGATCTCCGAGTTCACTGTCGTCGCGCCAGTTGTCAACGTGCCGGACGATCACGAGTCTCTGATCCTGGCGAAGATGACTCTCTACGGAGGATCATTCGTAAAGGCTCTGGCCGCTGCGTATCCGCTTGCAGGTGCCGACAATCGCCAGATCATCCGTAACTCATTCGCAGATTACTGGGTGAGATACGCTGAACTCGCTGAAGTCGAAGTCGAACTTTCAAATGGGGATTCACTATGAACACAATCACCTGGGAATTTCTCTCGTCCATCGGGTTCTCCGTCGAGCCCAACAACACTCTCTTCCATTGGCCTTCGTCGCCTGATGTGAAGATCGAGATCGTCGGCAAGGGTGCTGACCAGCGTGTCGTCTGCCTGATTGGTCGGAAGACACAGTTGCACCTGAGTCGCCGTGAAGATGTGGTAGATCTGGTTCGCCTGCTGAAGAAGGGGGTCGCTGATGATTGAGATTTATCGGGGATGGGAGATTCGGGAAGCCGACGTGTACTACTTCGACTTCCAGCGTTTTCAGGCAACACAGGTGGGATACGGCGCCTCCTACGAAGGACCAGAGGACGGTTGGGTCGGTTCTGGGCCTGTACTGAACGACTCCACGGTGGAGAATCTGAAGAAAGAAATTGACTGCTGGATTGAGGAGAATTCTGATGCTGAATGAACATGATGAATCCGCGTTTCCCGTGGAAGTCGGACAGACTTGTGATGATCTGCGGGGGATGAGTTTGCTCGATTGGTTTGCAGGACAGGCTTTAACAGGGCTTCTTTCTGATGGCGACCCTGATCCGAGCCATTCGGAGTTTGCAACTGGTGCTTATCAAATCGCTGACGCAATGATGAACGAAAGGAAACGACGCAATGACGAACGAAAATAAGCCGGTATTCACCGGAGAAGTCGAGGACTGGGTTACGCAGGATGTCCTGCCGCGACGTGTTTCCATCGATGAATATCGGTGGATAATGAGAACAGGAACTGTTTCGTCATGGGGTATGACTCTGATTGAACCGAAGATGAGAGACGATATCTCTCACGGGTATATCGACTGCCACGGCGCACGACTGGAAGTCCGCTGCAAACGCAAAGATCACCCTGTTCTCGGAAAGGTCGGAAGCCGGTTCATCTCACAGCACGAACTGAACGCCGAGCCACGAACTCGTGCATGGACATTCGGGACTCCGGCGCAGACGGGGCACTTCCTGATTTCGTTTCTGGATCCTGCTCTTGGAAGTCAGGAAATAGCTGCAACGTCAATCTGGAACGTCAATGAACAGTTCGGAGAAACCAGATTCTGGTTCATCTACCTCGGGCAAACCTCTGACTTCGCTGATCCTGTTGTCCAGAAGGCTAAGTACACTCTGCTCAGTCACACCGCTGAGCCGTTCTCGAAGTGGTGCAAAGATCCCGCTGATGTTCAGGAAAAACTGGATCTCGGCTGGATCATCGTCAAAGAACAGGAAATGCAAGTACCGGAGTGGGACCGATGAGCGTACCTGATGTCGACAAAGCGTTTGTTGCCGGGATCCTCTTCGGAGGTTTCATCTTTCTGGCCTTCGGTACGATCATCGTTGGTGCAATCAACAGCCAATGGAAATCCGAAGCCATCGAACATCAGGCGGCTCGCTACAACGAGTCGTCCGGTGAATTCGAATGGATCGACCCAGAAGTGAAAACGAAGGCCAAGCCATGAGTCTCCACGATGCCTCTGAGTGCCCAGCGACCGGAAAACGTCGCTGGGGTACTCGTCCCAAAGCTGTCACCGAACTCCGGCTCATTCAGGGACGATCCCGACGCGGATGCGTCCCGCAACGAGTCTACTTCTGCAAAATGTGTAACGGGTGGCATCTCACCCACGAAGCCAAACATCGGCCTCTGAAGGATCTGGAAAATGACTGAGAAACAGTTTCCTCATGACAATTTCGAACACGCAGACAACAGAATCATGAAAGACCTTCACAGGTCGCCTCGAGTGATTGTTGTGGAGGAATGGCGAGACGGGCAGTGTTCGTTCGGTGAGCTTAGTTCGGACGGACATGTCGAAGATACGACACTCATCGGCAAAGTGCTGGAATACGCAGAACGGCGACTCAAGCTGGATATTCTCGCCGGTCAGTTTGAAGTCGACGGCATCAAGTATGTGTTTGTTGGGCAAAGAGCGAAGGAGTAATCTGATGGGCGATTTAACTCAACCGCTGAAGTGGCATGGAGGCAAGGGTGCCTTCAATGGCAAACTTGCCAAGTGGATTATCTCACTCATGCCGTCTCACCTGCACTACGTCGAACCATACTTTGGCGGAGGCGCTGTCCTCCTGCACAAAGACCCTGAAGGAGTTTCGGAAGTCGTCAATGATCTCGATAAAGATCTCACCAACTTCTGGCGTGTGCTGGCGCAGACTCCTGACCGAATGCTGCGGGCTCTCTGGGGGGCTCCGTTCTCCGAAGTGGAATTCGACAATGCCGTCAAAGATCTCGCCGATTCTGATGCTGTGCGAAGGGCGACAGCGTTCTTTATCCGCTGCCGACAGTCCCGCCAAGGACTCCAGAAGGACTTCGCAACTCTCAGCCGCAACCGGACGCGAGGTGGCATGAACGAACAAGTCTCCGCCTGGTTGACTGCAGTCGACGGATTACCAGATGTGCATGAGCGACTGAAGCGGGTCGTTGTCCTGAACCGCGATGCACTGGATGTGATTAAGCAGCAGGATAGCGAGAATACCTGCTTCTACCTCGATCCTCCGTACCTTCATGGCACGAGAGTCACCACGAAGGACTATAAGCATGAGATGACGATTCACGACCATGCCGACTTGCACCGATGCCTCTTCAAGATCAAAGGAAAGTTCCTGCTGAGCGGATATCCGCACGAATTGTACGACAAAGGCGCAATTGCCGGTGGCTGGAAGCGTCATGAGTTCAAAATCGCGAACAATGCCAGTGGAGCCGACGTAAAAGAGATCAAAACTGAGTGCGTTTGGACAAACTTCTGAAGGAAATGACCATGGGCGAAATGACGTACAACAAACTCTCCGGATGGGTCAAAGTCGACGGAGTTCGCGTTGGACAAAACCGACCGACGGGCAGAGTGCTTCGTATTCCGATGGAACAGAAGTATCAGGGACTTCCGGCACACAAAGTCGTGAAGGAAGAACTCTGGATCTGGGAAAACGAAACCGCAATGGCGCCCGTCGGTGATATTGTGCATCTGAATGGCGATCCGTTCGATAATCGATGGCGGAACCTGCGGGATCAGGACGGGTTGGAGGTTGAGGCGAAGGATGAACAGTGGCTCCGGTTCTTCCTGAGGTTGGCGTCCGGAGCGATGGCTGTCGAGTATCTGCAGAAGACCGGACAGCTCGTCGATAACTCCGACGGCGAAGAGCGTGGGCGGAATGTTGTGAAGATGGTCGATGACAGGCCGGTCGTCTTCTGGGCCGGTGAATGGTTCGCTGCGGAGGATGTCGCGTATTTTTTGGCGACTGGCGTTTGGCCGGAACGCGGGGTTCGGCAGGTTAACGGAGAGTTTTGCGATCTTAGGTTGGCGAATTTGAGGAGGATTGTGTGATGAAGTGGCTCCTTCGGGAACTCGCTATCCTTGTCATCAGCGTTGTTATTCTTGTGCCGCTGCTGCTCGTCATCGCTGCCTGTGTTCCTTTTGCGGCGATGTGGGCGATGATGTTCGATTGGGATCTGAAGGAGGAGATTATCCGTGAGAAATAGTTCCATGAACTCTTCTGCTGCCTCGATATCAGCGGAGGTCGCTGGCGTGACTCTTAGCGATTGGCTCCGGGTGCAGTGTGGCAGCGAAGGAATGCTGTGGCAGGAACTGATCTACTGCTCCTGGCCTGAGTCGTTTGCGAATACCTCCGGGCCGTTCTTTGGGATCGGAGGACAATCGATAACAACCTTCCGCATGGAAGCGTGGTGCTGGGAACAGTGGGCTGTGATCTTTTGTAATGGTCGGTTTGTGAAGTGTGGTGAATTTCAGATTCAGGCTGAATGGGAAGGGAGAGGGAAATGACGGTTTATTACGTTGAACTTTACGCAGAATTCAAAGAACAAGTGATTACCGCTCTTGTGCAAAAACACATGATTCAGCAAGTGACGTTCGATCGGGATGGCTACATGACAATCAGTGACCTGATCCCGAAGTCACTGAATAAGAAAATTATTCTCGCCGCAGTAACGTGGAATGAGGCAATCGGCGATGCCAGAGACAAACTACAAAAACTTGTGATCGAACTCGGAAAGAATGAGTCACCCTAATGGTAGAGACGCATGTTGTAGTAGGTATAGCAGGCGCTGGAAAGACACAAAAAGGAATGGAAGTCCTTGAGGAGCGTCTTCGTGGCGGTCTGAAGTGGCATCAGGTGGGATATAGTAGTTTCAGTCGATCCGCGTGTCTCGAAGCGGCTCAGAGGGCCTCTCGGCTCACTGGCGTCGATTGTGATCGATTGCAGAAGGAAGGTTTCTTCAGAACGATACATTCTTCGGTTCTACGCTTGTTGGGACTGGATCCAAAGTGTATCTTGGATCACGACTCGGCTGAAGGCCGGAAGTTTATGACGGAAGTTCTCGGGGCTCCCAGAGGTGGTGAGACTGGAACTCTGTCGGCAAAAATTGATGATGCATTGAACTGGTGGGATCTGACGCGGGCTCGACTGACCCGTCTAAAACAGATCGATGACCCCGTAGGGGTATACAAAACCAGCGATCACCCTGATCACCCAAGATCAGCCTCCGTGCGCCCGCATTTTGGGGTGGGCGCACGCACTTTTTCCAATGAAAACACAGGGTTTTCTGAAGCTCCGAATAATATTCTACCTATAGGAGGTATTTTTAATTCAGAATTATCCCTACATGCTCCTATACGCGAAATTGTTTTTCCGGGTGAGCGAGGTGTAACATGTGATAAAAAATGGCCTTATATGCAGGATATTTTACGTTCAGGCACTGGGTGGCGGTTGGGTGGCGGTGGGTCTGCAGGTGAGCGCAAAAACGGCGAAATAAGGCCAGATTGCGATAAGATGCGTAGCTTTGGAGAGATAGTGACAAAATACGAGACTCAGAAGCGAGTCTGGGGGAAGCTGGACTTTTGTGACCTGCTGTTCAAGTATGCAGGTCTTCGAGTCGACGAGAACCTCGAGTTTCAGGAAACGTACCCGGAAGGATCTGTTCCGGCTGAAATTGATTTGTGGATCATCGACGAGTTTCAGGATTGCTCGAGCATCTTGGATCGCTGCTGCCAGAGGCTCGCAGAGGCTGCTAGAGAGCTTTGGCTGCTCGGGGACGTATATCAGTCCGTCTACGGATTCAGTGGCTCTGAGTGGCAAATAATGCGATCAAGGGAGTTGCAGGCCAAAGAAGAAGGAAAACGTGTAGTTCTGAACAGGTCTTGGAGGAATCCGGAACCAGTGATTGAGTGGGGCGAAGACATCCTGAGGAGAGATCCGCAGTATGAGTCAAGGGAGGCGGTTAGCGAGACTGGAGAAGGAACCACTGGTTTGGTGGAATGGAAGGAATTAGTAAGATTACTGCCGCTGCTGGTGAATTCAGACACGATGGTCCTGAGTCGCACATGGTTTAACCTTGGGAAGGTTACGCAGTTTCTGGACTCTGCGGGGATTCCGTGGAAGTCGATTCAGGAGAAGATGAAGTCTCGATGGGAATCGCCGGTCCAGATTGCCTTCGTGCTGGTGATGAGGGATTTGAGGGACGGGAAGAGGATCTCAGAACAGGACTGGCGGAGAGTCACCGAGGAACTCCCTCAGAAGATGGATGGGAAGGAATTGTTCGTCCGTGGGGCGAAGGCGAAGTGGAAGAAGACCGAATGCAGCCAGGAGTTGAAGCGGACGTTGGATGAACTCGAGGAGTGGGGCGCTGGGCCGGAGTTTGCAGAGTTCATCAGGAGTGAGCGATGGCGAGTCGACAAGGTACTGCTGCTGGATCAGGCAATCGACCGATTCGGAATCGACTGCGTCAGAGATCCCGGGCTGCGACTGGGATCCTGTCACTCAGCGAAAGGACTCGGCGCTCGAAATGTGTTCGTGCTTGCCTCGAGTACTGAGAAGGCATCAGGGGCTGCAGTGGACTTCTATGAAGACCTGTTCCTGAAGTATGTTGCCATTACCAGAACCAGAGAGAACTACAGACTGGTGGTCGACCAGATGGACTTGGCGCGAGGAAAGCCGATGTTCTGGGCGGCTCCAAAGGGATTCAGAGAGTTCATCAGCTTGCCGGAAGGAGCGTTTCGTGAAAGAGAGCGACATACAGACGAAGATTTTGAGATGGGCGGAGAAGTTGCCGGAAGTCTGGATCGTGAAGTATCCGGGGGGAACCTACGGTCGGAAGGGAGTCCCGGATCTGCTGCTGTCAGTGAAGGGGAAGTTCCTCGCGATCGAGGTGAAAAAACCCGGAGGAAAACCGACTCAGATGCAGTTGATGGAGCAGGAGAAGATTCGTATGACTGGATCTCGATCTGAGATCGTTGAGAGCTTTGTTGAGGCGAAGTTGATTATTTTGGAGGTGTTGAATGGTGAGTAAACCAAATGTTCCTGCTGATGGGCTGAAGTGGATTGCATCGCGAAGTCACTTCAAGGTCTGGATAAAGGTGCTGAATGGGCACAAATTTGTCGGATGCTTCAAAACATTCGAAGATGCTTACGCTGCCAGAAAACAGGCGACTATCGAATATCTTGAGAAAAGAAGTCTCACTGGAGAGCGTAGGACACTTCAAAAACCAGTAAAAAACAGCAAGAGCGGAGTCACTGGAGTGAGATGGAACGAAAAAAGGCAGAGATGGCAAGCATTAGTGAAGGTTGACAAGAAACAGATCCATCTCGGGTTCTTCGTCGAGAAGGACGCTGCCATTGCTGCGAGACAAGCAGCCAACGTAAAGTACGGGTTCTTTCCCAGTGAGAAGACCGGAGAAAAATGATGGATTCCCTGAACGACCTGTCTAACTATCGAACCGTCGGCTTAATGGGGCGGCTCATGAAACAGGGGAAACGCTGGGAAACCACGCCGGAGATCAGGAATAAGTCGCTTGAATTGATCGGCGATGTGATTGATGACTCGAGCGAAAACGTCGCAAACCGCCTGAAAGCCGTCGATCTGCTGCTGAAGTGCGAAGCCCAGAATATGCTGGATGACAAGGTGTCGCTTGAGTTGGCTGGCGGCGGCGGAGAGGTGGAACAGCCGAAGGTTATTCTTATCTTGCCGCCGAATAATTCGGAGACTTCTGCTACTGTGGGTGAGTTCGGCGCATGAAAAAACCCGAGTGATGAGTTCGGGTTCAGTGAATTCAGTGTGATGACTAACTCAACGAATCAAAGCTAATCCCTGGCGACTCTTGCCTCCGGGGAACAGGGGCATCCCATGGGAATCCGTGGGTCCGGCGATAGAAGTGCAACAACGCCGTTTTGTCGTTCGGGCATTCTGCCATAACGCCGAAACAATGCAAGCGAAGAATCCGACGTGCCTCTGCTGCTACCTTGCACACCGGAGCATCAGGTGGTAGCATCCCGCAAGGAGGCTACTATGATTTCGATTGAGACACTTCGTGAAAAGTATTCGTACAACCCTGAGACCGGCGAGATCAGGAATCGCAAACTGGGATTCGCGATTACGAATCGATGCAAGAACCGCAACACACACTATCAGTATCTGAAGGTTGGCGAATCGATAGTTTCAGCTCATCGCGCAGCCTGGGCTATGCATCATGGAGAGTGGCCGAACGGTCAGATTGATCATCGAGACGGCGATGGAATGAACAACCGGATCGACAATCTCAGAGATGCTACGCACTCGCAGAACCAGAGGAATCAGCGACTCCACGCAAGGAATAAGACCGGGGTTCGCGGTGTCTGCCTCTGCAAGAGGACTGGCAGATGGCAGGCACTGATATGGGATGGAAACGGGAAGAGGGTTTTCATCGGTCGCTTCGAGACCATTGAAGCCGCCGCTGCTGCTCGCAAAGAAGCTGAGTTGAAGTATTGGGTCGAGTGACCTGCATCTGCTGCCGACCTGCCTCTGCTGGTGACCCGCCTCTGCTGCTGACCCGCCTCTGCTGCTGGGCCGTGAATCCCGGCCCATACCGGACAACCGGATATCCTTGTATTAATACAAACATATCTTTTTGTATTAATACAAAAAGACAAAGATATCCGATTTTCGGCTGTCCTTATTATCTATCCCGGCAGATCGCTGATCATTATTCCGATAATATTTCTACCAATTGTCTTGACGAGTGTTTTCATTGCGTTAGACTGCCGATAGTTCATTTTGACAATTCAACACTTTTGGAGATTGAACCATGCGACTAACAGTAATTCCAGCCTATGGGCGAGACTACAAGAGCGCCAAAGCAGTAAAGGCCGACTTCGATTCAAACAAGGACTTCCTGATCTGCGATATGAGTTCACCGGATGACGGACGATACGTTAACGCTGATGACTTGAAAACAGGCGATACGCTTTACATCCGTTACGCTCGCAACACGAAGCAAACGAATTGCACTAAGAAGTAGCCCACGTTTCCCCGTTTTCCATTTTTCACCATTCAAGGAATTCAGACCATGACTCAGAACACTATCAATCTGCGCAGCACCGCGACCCTGACAGCATACGTCAAGACAACCGACAAGATGCGGACACTCGCCAAGCAATTGAACGAGCTATCGAAGATGGAAGCGAAACTCCGGCCTGAAGTATTGGAAGCAATCGGCGATCGCAGGGAAATCGCCGTTCGTGGCCAGGTGAGGATTCTAGAGCCGAGCATTAAGGAGAGCATCGGCCAGGAAGACGCGGAGCGCACCGTAGAAGTATTCCGGGAACTCGGTTTGCCATTGAACACCCGCAGCGCCGAATACGTAGCTCCAGCATCGTTCAGCAAACTGGTGCGCGATGGAGTTGTTCCTGACGAACTGATCAAACGAACTTCCGAGTCTATCGTCATCGTCCACTAAGAACCCACCACCACCGCGCGGAATTGTCCGCGCGGTTTTCCATTTTCAGCATTTGAT